ATTCGTAAGATTGCACCGCAGATCGTATCACTCTCTACCTACTATGGGAAGACATTCGTACAGACCAGTAGTAAGGTTGTTAATAACGATCTGGCTTGGCTGTATCGAGAGATCAACGCAGCTTCTCTCCAGCAAGGCCTTCTGATTCATGAAGTCAATCCGGGCAATGTCTTTGACCATGACTTTAAGGGTCCTTATATCTACAATGCCCTTGCTCAAGAATACGAGCAGTTTAAAGTAGGGGACTATAGTCTTTACTTTGATCATCGTGTTCGAGATAAACGCGTTAATCCTGAACTTCTAAAGATCATTGAGAAGAAAGGACGTGTCTGGTGCGGATGGTCAAAGGACAAGAGTCCCATTGTTGTCGACAAGGACAATATCTTTCATGAAGTTCGAAAAGACGGTGAAACACGTCTCGGAAACATCTATGAGTTTTTAGAACTCGATACAACTAAGTGCCCTATTAACTTTGCTGAAACACGTGTCTTCTCAAAGTACATTCCGGTTGGTGTGATGCTTTCATACTACCTAGGCTTTAGTGCTTTGATTGCACTTCTAGGGGAACAGTATCGGGTTGTCCCTGCTAAGAAGAATAAACAGCTTGAAAAAGATGAGTACGCTATTAGCTTCAGAGATGAAAGCTATATTTTTAAAACCAAGAATAAAGCCAATACACTTATTCTGGCAGGCTTTCAAGACTTTGAAAAAGTCACTAAGCTCTATGACCGAAAAGACTTTGAACATAAAGATGTCTATCTAAATCTTCTACTGGCTAAGAAGATGAGTGCGATCTATGTCCGTGAACTGGATATGATGGAACACGCTTTCATTGACCCTATCAGTAAAGAAGTCTTGCAAGATATGGGAGAACCCACGACCTTTATTGCATTGGTGATTCGTGCAGTAGAGATGTTGATGAGCTATGACCATCCCGCTTCTCAAGATCGTGCAGCGATGCGAGATCGTGGTTATGAGCGCTTTGCAGGTACAGTCTATAAAGAAACTATGCAGGCTATCCGTCAATTCAGGAACAAGAATCTTGTTGGTCGTTCTAAGATCGACATGAGTCCGTATCAGATCTGGAATGCGATTATGAAAGATAGCGCATTGAAAATCGTCGAAGATACGAACCCGATCCAGAACTTGAAAGAATCTGAAGTCATTACCTTTGCTGGAACAGGAGGTCGTGATAAAGATACGATTACAAAACCTGCACGTGCGTATCACAAGAACGACCTAGGGGTATTGTCTGAGTCGACAGTCGATAGTACAGCTGTAGGTACGATTGCTTATCTAAGTGCAGATCCAAATATTAAGAACGTTCGAGGATTGATGAGGGACCAGAAGAGTCTTTCACCGACGAATATCCTATCGACGAGTGCATTGCTTTCACCGGCATCGATGAACGACAATCCAAAGAGAGTGATGTTTATCACCACTCAGCACTCGCACACCATTGCATCGCCTGGTTATCGACAGCCGTATCTTCGCACAGGCTATGAGTTTGTTGTTGGAAAAAGAACCTCTAAGCTTTTCTCGACAGCGGCTGAAGAAGATGGTGTTGTTGAAAGTGTTAATCAAAAAGGGATTATTGTCGCTTATGATTCTGGTCTAAAGATTGGGATTCAGTTAGGTCGACTTTATGGGAAAGCAGAAGGAACCTATTACCCTCATGATGTTGTCACGCCTTATAAGGAAGGCGAGCGCTTTAAGAAGGGTGATATTCTCGCTTATAACACGAAATTCTTTGAACCCGACTTCATTGATCCTAAGCAGATTATCCTGAAAGTCAATAACGCGATTAACACGGCGTTCATGGAATGTAGTCAAACTCATGAAGACTCGTGTTCTATTAGCGCTAAGATCAGTGATAAGTTTAGAACCGAAGTCACTAAGGTAAAGTCTTATATTGTTCGATTCAATCAAAACCTACTTGAAGTTCAAAAGCCGGGTAGTACAGTTGAACCTAAAGATGTTTTAATGATTATTGAAGATGAGATTACTTCGTCCCATACGCAGTTTAGTGAAGATGCGTTATCAACACTAAAACGTTTGTCTAATGTAGCACCTCGAGCAGGGGTCATGGGCACGGTTGAGAAGATTGAAGTCTTCTATCACGGCGATAAGCGCGATATGTCTTTGAGCTTAAAGAAGCTTGCCGATAAGAGCGATGCTGACATGGCTCAAAGCGCTAAAGCCTCTAACCGTCCTGTCATCTCAGGTCGTGTCACAGATGAGTATCGTGTTGAAGGTACACCGCTTGAGCTGGACCATGCTGAAGTTCGGATCTATATCACGGTTGTGGCTGGGACAGGTGTCGGGGATAAAGCTGTCTTTGGGCACCAAATGAAGAGCACCGTGTCTGAAGTTCAAAAGTATGAGATGCATACTGAAGAAGGTGAAGAGATCGATGCGACCTTTGGCTATCGTTCTGTCGCTAACCGAGGCGTGATGTCACCTTCTATTATTGGAACAACGATTACTTTACTTGATAAAGTTGGAAAGATGGCAGTCGATATTTATGAAGGTAAGAAGTCTTAATTGACGTATTGACAGGACTAGAGGAGGCTTAATGCCTCCTCTAGTCCTGTGTTGACATATATAAGAGCCGATATCATTTGAAGAGCTTATTGCGTCTCTATATTTATGAAACGCTTTAATGAAGCTCATCTAGACAGCTGGTTTTATTTTTAAGGAGATGGTGATGGAAGGCTTGGTGAATGAAAAAGCACATGAAAGCGCACTGGTTCTGGCTAATGCAGGTGAACTGACTGCACTGGTGATCAAGAAAGTGGCTGGTAATGATATTAGCACAGCGGTCAATGGTTCTGTGTTAACGCGTGAAATGATTCAGAATATTCTGTATCGCAAAATTACTCAATCCATCACGAACCGTAAATAACACAAAATTCATTGTAAGTTTCAAGGAGAGTTATCTTGATTAACCAAGCCACATACCTGAACGCTGCCACTGTCGCCAAAGAGCTCGCTGATAAGAATATTTATCTTCAAGCGCGCCCTACTTCTGTTTTAGGTGAACTGCTTGATCTGAGCACTTCGGTTCTTGCTGAGAACAATACTGATCTTCCTCGTATTCTGGTCAATCCGAATACCCCGAATCAAATTGCGCTGCGTTCGGCAGAAGAGCGAGCAGATGCAGTACAGTATACGACCGGTGACTATCATGAACCGAGTCAGCATTCTCTGAAGCTGATGGCGCTTGCTGAAGATCTGGCGCCGTTCATTACAAGCCATATCTCGCATGCACGTAATACCGTTGCGCCTTTGGTCGTTGATCTCTCAAACAAACTTCAAAAGTATCTGGATACAGCAAAGCCGCTTGATCCAGTCTCGATGTTTGAGATTGAACAACGTAGTTTACCTGCTTTGGCGGTAGATGAATCATTTCAGGCTGACGGTCTTGAAGCCTATGCTGGAACAGATGCTAAGTACCGCTCATTCCCGCATATTCTCGATGTTCCTGAAGAAGATAGCTTCTATCAGGACTTAGTGAATCTAGGTAGTAACCGTCTGAATGGTCTGGTTAATGACTGGCTGAAAACAAAAGATCCCTCTTTTATCAAAGCAGTTTATATTGTTAATTTCTCCAATCAACTTGATGCGCTTCGCACAGTCAATGGCGGGAGCTATGAAGGTCTGTATGCGTTAGGTGATCCGGGTGTCGGAAATAACCCCTACGATACGCTTGATCTTTCTTTAGCTATTTACCTTATTGGTACGCGTTTGATTTCTAACGTAGTTCCAGCTAAAGGTGTGTCTTTAGTGGAATATAAGAGCGCAATGCGGTCAATGATTGACTATGCAGGTGCTCAGATCCATAAGTCTCTCAAGGCTATTCAGCGTCAACATGAAGCCAATGTGCTCGTGACTGAAGCCGTCATCAGTAAAAAGAAGATTGTCGTCAATAAATCAATCTATCGTGCTTGGTTGGAAGCTGGCGGTCAACCTGAAGTTTTAATGGGTATGTTAGCGAGTGGCGAGGTTCATTATTCAGTATCTGCCATCGAAGAAGCAAAGGAAAAACTTCTTCGCCAGTGGGCTAACTATGTGATGCTCTCTCAGACTAATATCAAGGCTGAGACGCATAAGCGTTTCCGCGACTACGCTGAAAACGAAGTCATGATGGGTCTGGATGAATTGACCGATCTTGAAAAAGAATACGCTCAAAACTGCGTAAACTTTAAAGACCGTGTTCAAGCGTTGGTTAATGAAGAGATTGAACATCTGAGCCATCGTTTGATGGATGATGTCCATCATACAGCTTTGCATCTGATCGCAAAGGCTCGTTTCTTCTATACCTCCGCTTATTCGATCCTGAATGAAATGGCAACGGTAGCAAAGGACAATCCCAACATTGATCCACGTGAAGCAGCACTTCTGAGTGTGATCAGTTATGTGGGTGAGTACTTTGAAGAGCAGATTGTCTGCGTGAAATGACAAAACTTGTTCGTAATGCCGGGAAGGTCTTGAGTCAGCTTATTGATCTTCCCGGTAAACCTGTGATTACCAAGAGCGCACTGACGATCCAAGTTCCTGTTCGATTCAGAGAGATCGAATTGGCTCAAGTCGGTGCCTCTACGTTTGTCTATGGGCTATTTGCCATTATTCTTGATAGTGGTGAATATGCACTGTGTAATGTCAATGCGTATGTCGAGCTTGGACCCGCTTCTGTCGAATTAACAACCATTGATGGTGAAGAATACTATAATTTTAAGTATCTTCCCAATCAAGTTGTGATTAAGACAAAAGACTTGGTTTGTCGCGCTAACTTAATCTATAAAGCCATTGAGGAGTTTGTCTTTAAAGGAAAGATTCCTTGGTATGTCGATTACGAAGACATGGGGAAAATCTTTGATACGGCTAAGCGTCACGCTCGGACCAGTGCAGAGATCATGCCTAGTGTCGTTGAATTCATGGCGGCCTATATTGCCCGTAGTAAAGAAGATCGTACCAAATACATTCGTGAAGTCTCAAAAGACTATAAAGACTATAGTAAAGAAAACCTTGAATGGGTGCCAATGCGTAGTGTTTACTGGTCTTCCCCTGGTACTGTCAATAAGCTCGCTGGCGCCTATTTCTCCGATGGTATCGTAAGCGCTTTGGTTAACCCCAGTGAGCGTGTTGAAAAAATTGAACGTATCTTGAGAGCCTAAACCATGTCAAAAGTCTTCTTCTCGGCAACCAAGTTGCCCATGTTAAAAAAGAAAGGGATCATTAAGCCTGATGCCGATGGTTACTATGAATTGGTTGTTGGGGGTTTGAATACTCACAATAATACTGGTGCGTGGTATTACACCATCGAAGGCGTACGTGAGCTCTTTGGCCCTGGTAGTCTTCTGCACCGCCGTATTGCAAACGGTTGTCTGCGTGCTGAAGTGAATCATCCGAAGAAACGTCCTGGCGAAACCGATGAACGTTTCTTTGAGCGGATGCTTGACATTGATCGAGATAACGTGTGTGCTCACTTCAAAGACCTCTGGTTAGATGAAAACTTTGGACGGAATCATCCAGAGTACAATAACCCGCATCTCGTTGCAATGATGGCAAAGGTGAAGCCTTCGGAGCCTAAAGGTAATATCTTGAAAGAATCTCTTGAGAATCCCAATGAGAATGTGTGCTTTAGCATTCGTGCTTTGGCAGACGAGGGCTTCTATCAAGGTAAGCGTATTCGAGTCCTTAAAGAAATCATTGCCATTGACCTTGTTAACGAGTCTGGTATTCTCATGGCAACAAAATGGGACAGTCCAGCTACCGAGAGTATTGGTAATATTACTGAAGGTGACTCCAGTGCTGGCGAAGCCATGCGGATCACGCAATCAATGTTGACCCGTATTGCAAATGATACTCGTGTCGGGATGGCGACTGAGTCTTCTCGCGACGCAGTTGAGTTCCTTACTCAGAAGCACTTTAAAACGGCCTCTAAGCCGATCTATGCTAAATGGTAAGTCCTACACAGGAAGAGGCTTTACGGCCTCTTCCTGTGTGTTCTAACGTCTTCTGAGATCTATCTTAGCAATATAGATTTTAATTGAACCTGTTTCTGTGGTTTTTGTCGCACGCTCTTTAAATAGTTTGAGCATTTCCCTTTAACCCCTTTTTCTTTAAAAAGGAGCAGTATCGATCTACGGATCACGCACGACCTTAAAAAGGAGTTCCTCATGGCACGTTGTTCTATTCGTTTTATTCTAAGTTGTTTTCTGACTCTTACTGCTTTTCATGCATATAGTGCAAGTAAAGTAGAAGCATTAGAGAAATACATTTCGAGTGCTTGCAAGACGTCTTGTGTCGATCCAAGTCTTTTATTGTTGTCTGTCAATAAGGCATCAGAAGAACTGGATGTAAACCCTGTGACGCTTTTGGCAATTATAGAAGTCGAGTCGTCCTTCAAGCATAGAGCACTAAATAAAACCAATGGAAGAAGTGTTGGCTTATCTCAGATTCAAGTAAAATGGCATCGAGATAAATTTACAACAACAAACTACTATGATGTTTTTGATAATGTCAGAGTGGGTGCAGTCATCTATCGAGACTGTATCAAGCGTCACAAAGGTTCTCGAGAACGTGCGCTTTGGTGTTATAATGGACATCAGAGAAACGGAATGAAAACCTATGTTCCTAAGGTTTTAAAGGCACATAGTCGTATTGCAAGTTTAAAACTTCATTAAATGTGTTTTAGTGTCTAGAGGCCAAAGCCTCTAGACCTATGTCTGTTTAAAAAGTTTTTCAGTCATATATATCTTAACTGAACGATACGCTAGTATCATTTTTAAACTTGGCCTGAAAGGAGAAAATCATGGCTGCTGTCTTAATCGTGATCGGATACTTCACAGTTATCCTGAGTATTACGATGCTGTCGATGAAACTGGTCAAGACAAAAATTGTTCGAACCCTGTTCATTGGACTGGGTTTGCTCCCAAGTATTCAACTCATTATTCTTGGGATCTTGCTGGTTGAACTATATGGACAACGCGCTCTTAAAGGAATTCATCATGAATAAGGTTAAAGTTCTTTGCAAGAATGGTAGTGGTCTTATTCGATCGATCCTTCTGATCACCGCAGGTGTCAGTGTCTGGATGTGGCAGATTGCTGCTATTCTTGACAAATAAAAAATCATCAAGTGTCAGGAGAGCATAAAACCTCTCCTGCTTTTTCTTTTTGAGGATTTAATAAATGCCTTCAAAAACAGAGAAACAAAAGAAGTTCATGGCGGCAGCATGTCATGATGAAGAGTTTGCTAAAAAGAACCACATTGATCAAGAAGTAGCATGTGAGTTTTTTGAAGCGGATCAGAAAGAGGAAAAGAAGAAACAAAAAGAAAGTGTTGTTAAGAAGTGGTCTAAGAAGTCTTAAAACGCACTCTGTGCCATTTTAATTGATCTAAGGGGTCTGTCATGCTTAAAGAGCTTAATAACGCCATCTGTGGCGCCTACGTCGCTTCTCACTGTGTTTCACGTCGTGTTGATCTAGCTGGAATTCGGTATGTTTCAGCTTCGGATCAAGTTTGGCCTTTTAACCCCAAGCTCTATGTAGAACCAATCGAAGTCGATAGCGTCATCTATACAGGTGTTCGAACACTTCTTAAAGAAGATGTTATTGAAGAGGATCAATATAAGCTTACAAACTCTGAAGGACAGTGTCTCCTTGGATCAAAGCTGGTAATGTTGAAAAATGATCTTCATCTTCAGATTTTTGATGGAGAAGATGCTTGGCATGAATTCATTCCGAAAGGAAGTCAGGTTGCTAAAGTGCTTCGAAATGGTCAAGTATATTGGGCGGTGATTTACGCTCAAATTGTTCATTAGCCATTACTCCTGTTCTGAGAAAAAAGTTAGCAGTGTACATCTCTAGTGAGGAAAGCAAGTTATACTAGCAATTCTCAAACTACCGTAGGGTATACGGGAAGTCAAGCCTGTGGAGAAGATCGTGATGTAGGCGACTCGATGAAGCAGGAAGATCTGAAGTTTAGATCATGCCACATCTCTAGTGAACGATGCTAACGCATTGCTCTCTTTTGCTTTGAAGAGTGGCTTGAGCTCAACGCTTTTTAAAGTAGAAGATTTTCTTAAAACCTGTAGTCTCTTGTGGCAATCTGTCAACCACAACAGTTTGTCCTTAATACCATAAATGAAGGAGTAATCTATGTCTCGCGCAAAACGTGATGAAAATCTGGTCAACGCAATTGCCGGTTCGCTGTCGAAAGTTGCGGACGGTGTGATCTCGTCGGAAGGTGATGTTTTCAATAGCAACCTGCCGGAAGGTCTGACGCCGGAAACCGTGGAAGCGGTGTCCAACTACACGACGGCTTTCGTGGCCAGTGGTCTGGAAGCAGTGGGTAAGGCTGCTGTCAACGCCATGGAAAAAGACAAGAAGCTGAATGATGTCTCGGCTGAAATCCCCATGGGTGCTTTCGGTAGCGTCGGTTATGGTGTGACGCGTAGCCGTGAAGCGGTCGTTCCGGGTACGGATAAGACCACCACCGTCTACGGTAGCACCAAGGTCAACGTGGCGTTTGTGGCTGGCAAGAATGCTGGTCAACTGGCCGCAGCCAAGCGCTCGATCAAAGAGATGGCTGAAGAAGCACTGAAGAAGTAATTTGTTCAAGTAATACAGAGGGAGAGGGCGTACGCCCTCTCCCTCTGTCTGTAGTAGAGTATTATTTTTTCACCATCGACCATAGATGGGTTTATTTTCAATTGAAAGATTTGAAGTTACTAAAAGCTTTTCTTTTAAGAAGTCTGCCTTTGATATCTGTTTAATCGTCGTTGTCTTGTAAGTATCCCAGGTTGAGTTACGATTATAATTAAATGTAATCTCGTAATATCCTGGATTTAAAACATTAACAGCATCAAAGTGAAGTGTTTTCTTAATCTCAGCTTTGACTGTAATAACGTATTTTGGCTCTTGATTAATTTGTGGTAAAGCTTTTAATTCTGAAACAAATAGTTTTCCAATCTGTTCAGGTATATAGTGACGTGTTTCTGTGTTGTAGGTTACAAGCCAGTGTTCATTACTTGCACGCACATCATAGACTAATCGAGCATTTGGTTTTAATGCATATTCAAAAGAAATTGCATTAATATAAAGTCCACCTTTCCATCCTTCATTCTTTCCTTGATATCCAGCATCTAAGACATCATAAGGAAGAACAGCATAACCAATGATTGCTCCATATAGGCATGTTGAAGCTGTAATCCGTGGTGTTGTTCGGTCTTCCATATTTGCTTGCCTAAATCCAATACGCGGAATATAGACATTAGGACGATCTTTCGTAATATGGATAAGGAAGGGATCGGGAAGCTGGTTGGCTGTTACGATGGTGATATTTTTCTGAACTTTATCAGGAAGGCGTTTGATAAAAAATTCAAGTTCTTGAAGAGAAGACATTGTTCTTTAGTCCTAGTGTGCGTTACCACTGGATCTTTCAAATGAACAGTGGGAGACACAGGGAGAGGGCTTTCGCCTTCTCCCTGTGTCAGCACTAGCTTTCTTTTTTGGCTTTTAGACCATTAAAGATTAGATCACATTACCTACGCGAGCCTGGGCAATATTCTCAGTCGACTCTTTATACCCTTTTTCAATCGAAGCTACATCAGCAGAGATTGACTTAATAAAGGATTCGCGTACCTGTGGTGAACTCCATACTTTATTGATTCCATCGAGCAACTCTTGACCAAACACACGTGTACCTTCATTGATGAAAGTCAGCGAGGTCAGTTCAACTGAGAGCTCTTTGATCGAAAGCGCAGACGTTTTATCCATCTTGCCTTCAATCGGACCTGTGCCTTGCGGCCAGACGTTTGTCGAGATCCAAGTACGGACTACGCGCTTACCTGTGGGATCCGGTTCAATGAAGGCAATCGTGCCACCATACCAGTCAGCCAGGTTATCGGTCGGACCACCGCCTTCGAGCGTCGCTGTCAGCGGGGTCTTGGTCTCAGGATGCATCAGACCATACATAATCCAACGTTCCAGGAAGTTCTGGAAGACGTTGCCGTATTTCTCAACCATATTGATGGTCAGAGTGGAGCGCTCACGCTTGACGTCCGTAAACTCTTGGAAGAATTCACCACCACCACCAAACGCGTGTTCCGCCACTTCGACCGTCAAGCCAGCCTTCAGACCTTCAATGGTACGAGCGTGTTTTTCAATCATTACCTTCCACGCCGTCACCCACTTATCCGGATCAGGCATGAATTGGAAGAATTCAGGCGATTCCAGGACGATCGGGATCAGGTTACGCGGAACATAGGCCTGAGCCGAGACCCATTCAGCCGGGTTCGTGGCCCAGCCAAATTGACCACCCAGCATTGGGTCAAGCTGAGGCATTTCATTGCCAGAAGACCAAGCCTTAGCGCCAAGCAGCGCATCGGTAAGACGTGCCATGTTTGTTTACTCCTTAAATGTAGAAGAGGGATTACTCGCCCGCGTAGTCTTCGATACGACGAGCGACCACGTAGGTCGTCATCACCGTCTTCATACCCGCAGCCCAGATATCGATCGGCAGCGTCCAGGAGTAGTTACGCACTTCATCCAGGCTGGTGAAGTAAGCGCGCGGACGAATCACAAAGCGATCGTCAAACTTACCACGGACTTGCTCACTCACGAAATCATTCACACGCTTGGTGAACTGAGCAGGCGTCAGACCCGAGATACCGGAGAAGGTACGGTGTGCCTTATGCGCGATCTTGTTCAGTTGGATGATGGCGCAAGCCGTCAGGTAGCTCGTCAGAACCGAGGTATCGTCACCATAGACCGTCTTGATCGCCGGGAAGACATAGCTGGTGCGGTCATAACGGGTGACCCAGTTCAGACCCACATCCCAGTTACGGTTACGCACGTTATCCGGCGTCCAACGGATCGACAGGTCGTATTGTTCTTCAACCAGCGAACCAGGGAAGCCGTCAAAGTTACGACCATTCTTCCAGATGCCGTTACCAGCACCCATGTAACGCGCCGACTTCACACCCAGTTCATAGGTCAGAGGAACCGGATTGACGATCTGGCTAGCACGGATACGACCCACGCAACCTTGAATCAGGGCACGGAAGACCGGCGTACCAAAGTAAGTCGACTCCGGATGCAGTGACAGACGCGATTGCAGAGCAGCAGCAACCGAGTACTCTTCAGCCGCCGTCAGAACACGCTCACCATACTCCGAAGGCGACAGGACCACAAAGGTGTCCTTACGATTCGAGATAAACGAGATCAGGTCATACTTGGTCTCGAGCGGGAAGCCTGTGTCATAGATGTGACTTTCAACGTGATAAGCGATGTCGTTCAGTTCATCGTTCTCATTGGCATAGCGCTTCATGTACTCTGAGACGAGCTGAGCGTGCAGCTCATGCGACATTGTGCCGTCGCTACCACCACCCGCGTAGACGTTGGTTGATTGCGAGAACCGAACCGCATCATCCGAATCCGTGAAGATGTAGCTGTGGTAAGGAACGTTTTGCGAAGTCGTACCGGTCACGAAGTTAAAGAGGTGCTTATCTTCAACATCAGCCGTGAAATCAGAGTCATCATTCAAGAAAGGCACTTCAGCAGCTTGGAACTGAGCCAGCAGCAGATCGATGTTTTCTTGATAGACCTTAACACGACCAAATTCACCGTATTGCTTAGCGTAGCGCGGATCCTTCAGGCTCTGGTAGTCTTCAATCGAACGTTCACCAAAGTACAGACGCGAAGTCGTCAGCGGATCAACCACTTCCGGCTTGAAGCTCACCATGACTTGCTGCTCACCGAAGGTGGATTCCACCATCTTAGCCGAACCCGTGGCCGCATTCTTACGAATCACAGCCATCATGTACGGATAGACCTTCTCACGCGCCATCAATTTGGTCGGCAGCGCAGACTGGTTATCGGCATTGATCGACCACAGACGGATACCAGCCAGGTTACCATCCTTACCAATGAACGAATGTTCCAGTTCAAAGATCGGATAGCGTTGCGACTGAACGCTCGTAGCGGGGTCAACTTGGTCACCAACAACGATATCTGCTGCGCCAAAGGTTTCAGCCAGCGCATGGGTGTCCAGATGCTGAACCACAAACTTGACACGATGACCGGCAGCTTGACCCGTGATGATCGGATCACCCGCAACGTCAGTCTTAATCGAACCGTCGCTATTGCGCTGGTAGATGTCAACTTGGGTCGGCAACACATCCAGGTAGACACGCAGTGTGGGCTTCGGACCTGCATCCACCGGAACCATACGGACATACATCGCCGCATTACCTTCCGCATTCACGCCATTGGAATGAAGGGTTTGGTGGTTGAAATATTCACTACGTTCAACGAAGGTTTCTTCACCATACATCTGAAGACGTTCGTTACCCACCAGGAGTTCTTCCGTGGTCGGACCCTTCTGAGCATAGATAAAGTACTTCGGCAGATGCTGTGGAAGCTCCTCGGGAGCGCGGCCATAGGGCCGGGTGCTCAGATCCTGGACGCCATAGTCAACAACTCCCGGCGCGCCATTAATGATGGTTTTCATGTGTCAAATCCTCTCTTTAGAAGAAGTGGAGAAAAAGAATGCCTCTGTTCAAAACGAGTTACGATACAACGGTGGGGAAGATCTTCGATATGAAGAAACTAGATCTTTCCCTGAAAGAAGCTTTGATCACCGGGAGTCTCGGTTATCGGCGGCTTGGGGTAGAAAAGATCGATCAATGCGCTGCTGTCTTTGTGATTGGAGGGTCTGATGAAAACAACATTCCTCCATTTATCCATCCCTACCTTATTCAGAACTATAAAGGTCAGAATTATTTAATCTCCGACCTTCGTTTATTCCGTCCTAATTCACGAGAGTTTTTGACTGAACGTGAGTTTGAACTGAATGTTCGAAATAAGACAGAATATGGACTTGCCAAGAGTCGTACTGTTCTGAATCTGCTTTGGCTCTCGGACTCAGTTTCAAGTCTTCGTACTCGCTTCTCCTTCGCAGGTTCAGTGTTTGCTACTTGGCTAAGTCAAGCGATTGCCAGAGCATACGCTTTAGATTTCCAAGAACAAATGAAAGTAACAGCTGTAGGAATGTACTATTACTACAGCCTTTTCACCACAGAGACTCGCCTCACCGATAGTGCGCTTGAAACAGCAGTCATCCATACCATTAAGACGACAAAAATCCCTGCATCTGAAGTCTATTCTTTATTTGAAGGCTTGGGTGAGATTAAGGGGATTGAAGATTACTGTAATGAAGTCAAGAAAGTTGTTGAGAATGTTCGATTGCGTGACTTTAACTTAGCCATGCTTCTGACCTTGGTTCGTAATACGTGGTATGGTACAAATTCAAAAGATTTGATCAGTGTTGCACTGGAACATCCGCCAACCTGGATCTCGATTGTTTACGCTACAGCGACTGAGCGCAGCTATAAGTCATCGATGCTATATAAAATTGTAGAACTTCAAGCTAAGCGCGGAAATGGTGATGAGTTCTTGATGAACTATAAGTCTTTAATGAAAGAAACTATTGTTAGTTTTGAAGACGCCGATAATGAAATTGTATTTAAAGACTTTGAGGACTGAGAAAAATGTTTTCATTTCTCAGAGAACACGCCAGTAAGAACGTGTGGTGTAGTCCTGAGCAAGATAATCAAGTTATCTTAGCAGCTCAACGAATCACACGCCCAGGGGGAGAACTTATTTCTTTCCCCATTATGACACGTCGAATTAACTTACCTACGAAAGATCGACGCTATCATATCTTTCAAGTCGGTCAAGCACATCCTTCTGTTCTTGGACTTCTTCCTCGGTTTCCAACTTGGACAAAAGCTACCTGGAAAAAGTTTAGTGATACAGTTGAAAAACTTCCTTTGTTCTGTGATCTTTATACAGATACAGGTGTGCATCTAGCGCTTCATCGCGCGTACTATATGTACACTGATGATCGAGCTTTAATCTTTGCGATTGATCTAACAGGAAAATCTCCTATCGATTATCAACGAGATCAAATCTATTTACGTCTCTACACCAATGCCTTTTTTGAAACTAATCAAGGCGCAGCCTTAGTTAATAAGACTCAGACAGGTGGGTTAACGGTTCAGCGTAGTAGTGATATTCTCACTATTCAGATGAAAGTACTTCAACACAAAACACGCCCAGGTCAAGTTTTTTGTTTTGTTAATGGTCATTTAGTTGACGAAATCAATTTCTTTACAGCTAAAATTGGAGATGTTGTTGAATATATTTACGATGCGTCTGTTAAACGCGTTGTAGATTTAAAGGTTGAGAATTTAAAAACATTTACGAGTAAACTCGATAATAGTTATAAGTATCTTCTCCATTATCCAAAGACTGGAGAAGATACGATTGACTATGTTGACGATATTGATGTTTATGTACTCAGGAAAGACGGCGTTCGATTTAAAGGCCAATATCTTCATCATAATAAAGAAGATGCGCTAAGGATGGTCACACATCGTGACTACAGTGTGCCTGTTGACACCTTTGAACATATTGCACGTTCTTTATCTGAACTCACCAGCCTTCAGCCGTTAGATCTTCGAGGATTTTATATCCGTCTTTATATCAGGAATAGTGGTCTGAAAAGACCGCTTGTCTACGATCATCAAAGAATCTTTGAGCTTTATAAACTTAACGATAACGATGTTGTTAACGCCATGGTTGGAGTTGATGCTGTTATCCCTGAGTGGACTGCAGTACAACTAGAAGATTCAGCGTATACGGAATTGATGAGAACGCCGTATAAAGAAATTAATATTGACCTCATTGAACGTGCTTACGGTTACAATGCTATTACGAAGATCATTGGTGATACGCCAACTAAAACTCGTTTATTTAACGGTGTTCAGGTTGTAGAACTTCCAATCGGTCTATATGAGAAAAGCACTGTATACGAACATGACGCAGCTGGTGTTCTTTTAGGATACCATCATCACATGCTTGGAACCGTCTACACAGCCAGAAATAGTCAAACACGTATTGTTGAAGGTGTGGTTGGGTTAGGAAGTCCCGAACCTTCAGTTACCTATGGATCAGACAATATCGATCTTCCGTCTATACACAGCTATCGCGTTTATATGTGTTATTTAGTCGATGGTTTACCTAATAACGACTGGCGCGATATTACAGACTCCAATCTTTATCAAGTTGTTGATAATGTTCTCATTTGGAACAATCTGGAAACTGACCAATACTTAATGGTGAGAACGGATGAAAAGTTCTTAACCTACACATTCGAACTTAATGCGGTTGCTGGAACCTATTATTTTGACCTCACTGAGACCGTTGACGGACTTGAAAGAGTCATGACGGTTCCAATGGGAGATCTAGATATCTGGCTCAACGGTAAAGCGCTAATTCAGGGTCTTGACTACGTGGTTGCTTTTCCACGAGTTATGATCTTTAATAAAACTTATTTAAGACAACCTGCAGGCTCTTCATCGCAAACCATTGTTGTTCGCTTTACTGGGTTTTGCGATGAGAGTCTCAAGATGCGACAACCTGAAGATTATGGTTTTGTCGAACATGGTGTTCTGTCAAATGACTCTGAGTTTGATATCCGTGACGATAAAGTCTTGAGGATTTCTGTACGAGGTGAAATCAAACATCGTTCCGATCTTAAGTTTTCAGAAGACCACAGTGGCGTCAGTGTTGTTAATGTGCTCAATGGCGCGCCTTATCAAATTAAAGATGTCATTGTTCCATTGCGAACACTGACGCAAGAAGAGACTTATCGCCTTCGTGTACGCTCTGAAGATCTTGATCAGAGAATCAAAGAATACATGACTTTGAAATATCCTCAGCCTGATAGAAACGCTGTTAGCGCAATTTCAAATCGCCATATGCTCTATAGCCCCTTCTTTAGCCACATTGTCAGTGATCTTGCTTCTGGTCAATTTGATAAGTCACGCTTAGAAAGCACACTAGAAGAAATGGATGTTCTTGAGTTATGTGCGCCATATGAGTACTTGCTTGAGACTGATCCTTTGAATGAAAACTTAAAGATAGACCAACGCTATATTGTTATTCATCCGACACAGCTGACAGCAGCGGTTGGACTCGATCTCTATAGCTATAAATTCATGCAGCGCGTTGTCGCGCTCTACGGAAAAGGTCTGATTCAATTAAGTCCGTATTTAAATGTATCGTTAGGAGGTTAAGACAATGGCAGGTAACGTTGTAGGTTCAGTCGATGGCGTGGTGCCTATCTATGACCCAGAAGGACTGTGGCGAATCTGGGATATCAATGTTGTCTGGCAAGGTGAATATGGCTCTAATCGTTTTGTTCCTCGACAAAACGACTATGTCATTGACCCTATGACTTTTGAGACATGGATTGTAGATCACCTTGATCCTGTAACACTGGTTCCGACTCTGCGTTCTATTAAACCAGCTGGGATGAACTATTCTTTATCGGAAGATGATGTTCTTTTTGGTGTAGGTCCTGGTAGTGATGCAGAAACTTATCGGGCTTATTTGAATGACAGTGTCTATCCGCATACTTTAGCTGTCGATCAACGTCTAAAGATTCATGGGACAATGAGCAGCTATGCCAAGATCTTCTTGGGTTCTGATACCAGTGAAGCCCGTGGTGAAGTGATCTCGAAGGTCTATGACGCAAGTGGTAACTTTATTTCGACTTCTGTACCACTGGAGCTCGTAGCTTTAGATAGTCATGTCAACTACGCTGTTAAATCAGTTAAGCGCTGTCACATCACTCGAAAGATTCCGAATAATGAAAGGATCACAGTTGTCATCTATGCAGATGACGGCCATGTCGTCTCTAAGCGACAACTCCTTATTGAAAATACGGATACCATTACCGATGTCAATACCGGTACAAAATACATCACGGAAATCTCCCTGGAATCAATCTGGCTATCTCCTACGGTGGCGGATCAGCTGGACTATCCGTTGAATATCCCAATGGACGCTCTCAACATGGTGGGTGTTGTCCATTACTCGGATGGAACTAAACTGAAGCTTCCTGTCGATGGCGGTAAATTTGCCATGTTAGGCCTTCAGGGTCGGCTCTCGTCAATCATTGGACAGCCTCATGAGTTGGTCTTACGCTATCTCATGTCGCCAGGTGAAATCGCTTATGCATCCACTGGTGTTAATGGAAAGTACATCACCAAACCTTTTAGGATTGTAACAACGAATCCTAATAACAGTATTGCGGTTAAACTCTTTGGCTATCCTTTCTGGGAAGGGGAAGCTTTCGGGTATCGCATGCGTTGGTGGTTATTGAACTTGACGCGTAATGTTCGGTTTGAAGTCACTAACCATGTTAAGTTTGCAGAAAACACAGGTCCGTATGATCCTAAACTCTATGGCTACCTTCAACGAAAAGCCGTCTCGATCAATCTAAGAGATGTCTCTGGTAGCTTTATTCCGTTTATTCATACTCAAGTGGTTGATATCGTTTTAAATGAACCGCCGACAAATGCGCTTCAAGCCGCATGGACCGTTACAACTGAGTCCAATGAAAGCTATCCGCGCTTTGGGATTCAGGTCTATGGTTTGAAGAACAACAACCTTGTTAACTTTAAAGCAGGACACAATACCTTTAACGATTGGTTAAAAGCGTATTATAAAGATACGCTTCCTATGGTCAATACGCTTCAAGAAAACGAAGCACCCGCTCCTACACACTTTATTGTGACGTACGGAAACGATCGTACAGAATGGTCGATTAGTCAATGGGATCAAGATCTCAATATTAGCGCAGCTGTTAATGCAGGAACAACGGCACTGATTCGATTCATTCGTCGAACTGCGTCGGGTGATCTTCAGTTGAGCTATGCAGCTGCTATGATTAAAGGTGTCTAAATACACTTAAAGAACAGGGAGAAGGCTAAAGCCTTCTCCCTGTGATCACCTTTGGAATTTATTTCAATCATCTAGATTTTAATAGAGCATACCACAGATGCTTAATTTCTACCTTCTATCTCTGGAGAACCTACCATGAATCAAGTTGCTGAAATCCTTGGTCTTCCTTTCTTCCTGAAAAAACAAGAAGTTGATCGTCCTATTCGAAAGGTCGGGATCATCTTTAATTACCCCGATCATTCAAGCTTTACTGCTGCAGTTCTTTTCAAGATGATCTATGAGTCTTCTGATTTTGCCAATAGTAAGGAATTAATCCTGCTCGATGTTCGTGATGCGTTCTCGAATGATATTGATCAGTATTTCTGGTTTGGAACTGGTACAATTAGTCAGTTTAGGGAATATTACCACGGTATGATGGAACAGATCAATAGCGAAGAAGAACGCAAATGGTACACTTATATGCGTGACAACAGCACGCATTTTTCAAGTCTGAAAGTGCAAGATCCTGAGCCGGCTGATAACATTGTAGGGCAGATGCTTGCCTATGCACTCGAGAAAGAGTTTCTCTCAGTAGAACAACATCAACGCTATATGCGTTTTGCTGTTTTAGCTGAAAACTTCATGAGTGAAGAACTCTCCGCTGAAGAAGCTTGTGCGTATTACAATATCCTCAGTTTGTCTAATCAAAACTATCACGGTTCTCCTTTAAAGATTGAGGATTTCTACATGGTGACTAAAGTCACTGATGAAGAGATCAAACTCTTTATTGAAGAACAGAGTCAGATTAACCGTGTTATTTCTAATAAGTGTCGGCAAGTCATTTTTGGGAATAATTTAAGCTTTTACATTGTGACAACCACGAGTTCTGACTGCCATGGTCTTCTTCGTCGCCTGGCTTTGTCAAAGAAAAAAGTGATCCATGTAACAATGGGTTCGTATGCGCCAGTTGTTTATAGTGCGTACAATATTCCTAAAAACATCGTGAGTGTCAAGACGTATTTGGACCTTACTGCCAAAGATACAGTTATTAAGAAGTTCAAAGTAGTGTAAGGTATTACACAGAGAGGAAGGGTTTAAACCCTTCCTCTCTGTGGTATTTTTTTTTTAATCTTCAAGTAACTTTTCAAGATTTTGATGATGTAGCCACTGCCCAATTACGCTACGTTTATAAATAGCTTGTTGCTGAATCACATTAATGTCTACATCAGACGCTTTACAAAGTAAATGAATTCCATTTAAAACATCACCAAGTTCTTTTTCAAGATGTTGTCGATTTGTGATTTGTTCAGGATTATAAGGGTCTTGACTTTCATAACCATGTTGAAGAATCTTTCCTATAACTTGAACAGATTCTCCAAGTTCCCCCATTAATACAGAGAGTCTTTCAAGTTCAGCTGGTGAGAGTTGATTAAAAGGTTTTTCATAAACCATCTTTATTCCTTTTTCTTTCAAAATGTTTAAGTTCTTCAAGTCGAAGTCGAGCATGCATATCTACCTCTGCCATATCAACAACACCAATTACTCCAGAAACCTTTAAAAGGGTCTTTAAGAACCCCAGTTTGATTTCTAAGTACTGGGTATTAGTAATGTCAATATCTTTTCTATAAGGCGCTTGGGGTCCTTCTGATAGAATCTTTGAGACTATATTCTCAATCTCTAGGCATGTCTTAATAAGATCTGTAAAAACTGCTCTCGCTTGATCCGATATAAGGTCGTCTGACATTTCGTGCTCGCTCATCTCTGAGTTTATTGATCAAGTCATCTGCTGATACAATTTGGCGATCTTGATCTGAGAGTTTAGAAATAGCTCTTTCAAGATCATACTCAAGACGACGAGCAACATATTCATCACTTTCATCTTTGAGCTGTTGAGTTAGACGTTCAACATCTTCTCGTGCTTTAAGGGCTTCAGATTGTTCATAGGCTGAAACCACCTTAAGCTGTGCATGATAAACTGGGTTTTCAGAGAGAACTTTACTTGGATCAATTCCATAGTAGCGAAGATTCTTTCCTAAAGAGATCATCCAAAACGTAAGCATCCATGCGACCACGAGGTCATCGTGTTCACCTTCTTGGTGATCAATACGACCATTTCTAATCTCAAGTCCAAGTGTTTGAAGAATCAGTTTTCGATCCTTCATTAACGTACCGGTCATTTTAGTTGCGCTATTGAGGGTTCGACTAAAGAGCTCACTACGAGAAGTGGTTCCTGTTCCACTCGTAGCCCATCCAAAATACTTTTTATACTTTAAGTAAAGATTCTCTCTTGAATTAAAAGGCATTTGAATCTCTTTAAAGCGATCAGGAAACTCTTCATGAAACTGCACAACTTGATTATAGATCCGTTTAAAAGGATCAATGCCAAATGACGGTAGAAACTCTAAGAGATAATCAATAATCATCGCGCCTGTGCTGCGGCGCTCAATAATCAATGTAACGGTTGGATATTTTTGAAGAAATGAACCTAACCAACGACAAAATGCAATTAAGTTACCTTCTGTGATATCGGCTACCATAGCCACTTCACCTGTTAAAACATTTCGAAGGGTTAAGCCAATCGCATCGCTTCCAATCGCTTCAGAAGGATCTGAACCTAACACATGCGGTGTTAACATTTTATGTTTGATCTCTTCTTCTTGATAATACCAACGAAGCGCATAGGCTTCAGGTTCAGCAATTTCAAGATAGTGATCAAGTACCTCAGAAGCTCGCATTGCTTCAGCGATCTCCTGCGGGAATGGACTAGATGTTGTACCAGAAGGCCATTCATTCAAGAAGTCAGCTTTAATCTGAATGGGGTCTTCTTGAGCTGATTCCCTTAAGCGATCTTTTAACCACTGATCAGACTTACCAAGTTGTCTGTGGTTGAAGGTGCAATTAACGCGAAGATCTTTCCCGTTCCCTGCTTTCAAAATCATTTTATGCAGTTCTTCAATGTTAGATGCGTCATAAAACGATTCTGACCAGATTGCACAACTTTGCATGAAGTTATAGGCATAGCGCCCTTCAGGCGTATCTCTCTTACCTGAGGTTGTCATGAAGATGTTGCCATAAGGTTCATTTTTCAATGCTGCGACTTCTCGAGCTGCCAGTGTCGCTGAGAGCATAACGGGAATCGTAATGGCATTATTATGAATATAAGCAAACTCATCAACAACAGTAATTGGAGAAGTCATGCCTCGACCTACTAAGTCAGCGAGCTTAGGAGATCGATTTGGAACATAAAGCTTAATTGAGTTATCCAAAGCACTGACTTTAAACACTTCAGTGTTACCAGGATCTCGATTTGAACGCTGTTTTAAAAAGGGTGGAAGTGCTGTCTCGATTCCTTTTAAACGGTCGACAGAGCGACCTCTGAGCTTTTCATCCTTAGTTAAGTAGGAGATTTCAGTTTTCGTTAAGCGCACATTGATAAGGTAAGTCGTTAGCCAGTCAACGCCAAAGCTCTTACCTGTTTGACGAATCATAATCAGGAATGTCAAGACATGGTTAAAGAACAACCAATAAGTTGACATAATTCCACGATTGGCATTAAAGAGAATCGGAAACTCATTAGAACCTGCTGGATCTCTAGCACAGTTTCTAAGGAACCACCAGAAGTTTCGTTTGGCCTCAATCGCCATCTTTAATGCAATCTCAGGCGTAATATTAGGATCATACGGATCTTTACCGATGAGATCTGGATCAAGTGTTGATAAACAGAAAAGATGGTTTTCTACTCCCATCTCTTTTAATAGCGTAGCAAAACGTAAAAAAGATTTATTTGGGGTGTCGATATCGGCAACAGCTTTTGGATATTTCTTCCAGTCGTCTTTGAACAAGATAGTCATATAGGGGCAGACCTTAAAATAGGGTGTTACTCACTCACCACGATTTCTTGTGTTTATTTAAAAAGAACAGAGATGATACAGCGAGAGAGGCTATAATGCCTCTCTCGCTGTATCATCACACTCACTTCTTTTCTTTTTTAAGCTGCGCATAGATCATATCCAAATAAACATCACTTAGTAAAGATAGAATTGCTTCATTATCCTTACCAAATTCATTCATTTGTCCATTGAAGTAATAACACTTTTTATTCATGAGTTTCAAAGCTTGAGGTAGAGTATCTTCATCTGAGAAATACGCCCTCACAATAAAACTTGAATAGGTGTCGCCAACAAGACTTCCTTGACGAAGTACAAAATCGACACAGTCAATTTGATAGACGATAAAACGAACATGATACTTATTATCCAAAAAGTACTCAACTTCATGGACAGGACGACATTCGCTTACATCTACCCACTCATAGAACCGTACACCAAAGAAATATAACTTTGCGCGAAGTAGTCCTTCTTTAAGACTTTTAAAGAACCTGCCCATGGAAGATATCCTCCTTATCTTTCCGGCATAGTGAATCCGCCATCTGATTTTAGGAAAAGTTTTTAGCGGGACGCCGAAACGATGATGGCTCTTAAAGTAATATAGAGAATCGTCGAGGTTCTTGTTGCCATAGCTAGGCTATTATTGATACTTCCGTTTGCTGCTTTAATTAACTCATCTCCAAGTTTACGGATCTTTAAAAGATCTTCATCCGAAGACCGAGTTGAAAGATAGAGGTTCTTTAATAGTAAAAGAAGACTTGGATAGTCTTTCAAAATCTTAGGATCTGATTCACTAAGAAGATGAAAACTATGAATAACGATCAAACGAATGTATTCATCAATCTTCAGATGGTATTTTGGATTATTGTACTGATCACTTAACCATCCTAATGTGAATGTCAGCATACGTTGACTGGTATTCGTATTAATACTAACAATTGCCTCAACTAAATCAGAACGTACAAAACTTGGTTTATCAAGGATGGCTGTTCGAATGTAGGAAACGTATTGTTCAGTTGAATTAATCTTCTCTCTAACTTTCTCAACCCCTTCAGCATCGATCATGGTTGAAGAAGTACTGGTGATCTTATTGCCTTCTGTATACGCCTGATGGAAAACCTTATAATAGTTCTTATAAAGATCTCGAATACGGTTCTCACTATCACTGATGGCATAGGTGATTGCTGTGTCATCCATGAAGACCACCAAAGCCTGATAGTGGAGCCCTTTTGGATCAACCAGCTCTTTAGCGCGATATTCCATAACAGCACGCCATGTCCCGACTTTCTTAATCAGAAACTTATTACTCAACTTCGCATAAGCGGCTTGAGCAATCTTAGGGTCAGCAGGAAAATGAAAGTAATCGCTTTGCCGAATTGCAATACAGCGATAAAAGAACACCAAAGCCATGTCATAGATCGCACGCTTTTTCTGTGTGTCTGTCAGCTTTGGTGAAGTTGCTAAACGATGCACCATGTACATCATTGTCAAGTTAAATGCATCGCTGATGATCTTAAACTCTTGACTAATGGTTGTAACTTTCTTTAATGCTCTCTCAAGTTCAAGATAGTCGACATCAACGACATCTTTATAAAACTTTAAGGTGTCTGCGACTCTAAACCGAATGGCGTGCACGCCAATCAAGTTACTACCAAAGAACGCAAGATGTTCACTGTTTCGATTTAAGAACTCAACCTGATAACGATAGATTGCATCCATGAGTCGTTTATCGAAGACAACATCTTTAAACTGATCATCTAAAACTTCTTTTAAAGTAATCATAGTTCTTTACTTTGCAAGACGTTCTTTAATAGCGTTTAGCGCACTCTTCTGGCTCCAGCACAACTTTACATTCTTTAGTTTACCTAATTCTTCTAGATAGCCATGGATGCGTGTAACTTGGGAGATGGACTCAACCGCAACGATATAGTCTTTATCTTCATGTTTAGAGATCTCATTTGTGATCTCGACCACATCACTCGTATTGATCTCATCGCCTTTCAATGCATAGATTTGAAGAGAAGGTTCTTCTTGCTCTTCTTTTTTCTCTACGATCGTATCAGGCTCTACCATGGCGATATAGCCTTCTGTTGCCAGCATCTTATTCAACGCTTCTGTAAATAGACGCCCAACAGGTCCATCAATCTTCACCATCAGTTTAGGATCTTCTTTTTCTTCTAAGCTAGGTTCTTTATCCTGATCACCATTTGAAGGTACAGGTGTCTCGACGACATGACTACTTTCGACACTATGGTCTTCTTCAGTCTTTTGCTTGACTTCCTCAACCTTTGTCTCAACGCCTTTATTTACAGCACTCGCTTGATGAATCTTAAACACGCTCATAATCAATCACTCCTAGTTCTTACAAAGAGAGGTTTCTTTGAAATCTCGATCCACCTAATTGCCCTTCCTTGATCCTCTTTCCTTCTCTATCTTCTAATATATGCAAATGACATTCGCCCTTCTACTTATGTTTCTGATACACCGAGTTCTTCCTTATAGACTACTCGTCTATAAGGGTCTTAGCTAGATTCCCTTAAATGTTATTCTACTGTTTCTTTCTTAGCAAAACATGACCTCTCAGAATGCTCTATAGTCGATTATTTTCATCATTCCTATACCTATACCTTCTCTACCTTTCTAAACCGCTCATAGAGCTCCTATAGGCCTCTAAAGCCTATAGGAGCTCTTTATGGCATATTCTCTACGTCTTCTCTACCTGCTTTTTCTACTTCTTCTAAGACTATTCCTAGATTGTGGGGAATATTCATGAAATTCAAAAGTAGGGGTGAACGATGCCCCACAATATATAAGTAAGATATATAGGCGCTTCGCGCCTATATATCTACAACACCTCTGCTGTCTGTGTCTCTGGGGGGAGCCACAGCCATCAGGTTTCCATGAACAGGCAGCACTCATGTTAACCCCCTACTCGGCTCGTCACTGCGTTCCTCGTAAGTATTAATGTCTATAAAATATACACATTGTAAAAATAATTTTCCTAGACAAATAAACGAATGTTCTGAGCACTCGATGGACCATGTACATCTTAGTTGGGATCCTTACCAAAGAGCTCTAAACATAGCAATAAAGATCAACGATATTCCAAGAAACCCTTTTGTCTTTAGAGAAGAAGATAAAGGAGAAATAGAAGGCTATGATCGATCTGGTCATCCCTTGCCTTTATCTGTCTGGAGAAATGTCACAAGCGGAGATGAATATATCGTTTGATGTTTCGCAAACACAACTGCTATGAAAGAAGGCTATCCTTTTCAAGTTGTTTATCAAAACACTTTAACCTACGAAGTCTTCACGTGTCATCTAAGTCGTTGGACAAACCGCTTTAAATTTCATTATCAATCTAAACCTTAAAGAAGGAGAAGTCAATGGAACATACTGTTAAGGTCTATGCGTGCGGTGGGGCTTCGATTAACATCATGAAGTCCTTGTACTACCCGAGCAAGAATAATATTAAAGATCCAGGCTTTGCAAAGCTCGAGATCGTCTTCATGGATACTTCACGATCAAACATCCCGAAAGATGTTGATGGTGAAGATTTCTACTTAGTTCAAGGACTCAGGGAAGAGAAAATCGACGGAAGTGGGAAGGTCAGAGCCACGAACTATAAAGCTGTCTCAACGGCTATCCCTGAGATCATCCATCGCTTTAAACCCGAAAACCTGAACATCGTGATGCATTCAGCCTCTGGTGGCAGCGGCGCAGTTATTGCTGGTAGTCTGGTTAGTGAGCTCTTAGCTCAAGACAAAGCTGTCGTTGTGATGATGATTGGCTCTACGACATGTGAACAAGAGATCCGTAATACAATCAATACCATCTTGTCGTATGAAGCAGTCAGCGCTAAGCGTGAGAAAGGTGTGGTTGCACTGTACCTAGAAAACGGTCATGATGGGACAATGGCTGAGAACGATATCTTAGTTAGGATCAACACGCTTCTTCTGACAGCGATCTGGTCAGGCGAGAACCATGGCTTAGATAGCAAAGACTTGGATAACTTCCTAAACTATTCGCGTGTCAGTAAATACCAGCCCGCGCTCTCAGGCTTGAGTATCTATACCGGAAAGACCAAAGCGAAGCTTGAGAAAGGACAAGCAGTGAGCTCTGTTATCTCTTTGATCCGGGAAGGGGAAGATCCTGATCCAGAGATGGTCGTAGGTTACCATAGCTTTGGTGTAATCTCTGAGGCTGCTTCAGATGCCGTTAAGATGCCGACACCGATTCACCTTCATACTGTTCAAGGTTATTTCTCTGGAATTGTGACACGACTCCAGACTAAGCTAAGTCAAGTTGAAGAGCAATATCGTATCAATCCCATTAATACTTTGAAGATCTCAGGGTCAGCTATTCAAGACGATGGACTGATTCTTTAAAGAATAGCCGGTGGACGGTGCTGGAGGTCTTTAAAATGCCTCCAGTGCTTTTTAAATAAATAAGGATTAAGTATATGCTGAAAGAACTCTATCATCCTGGAGAACGCGTTTTCTTCTTTGACGGTAAAACTATCAAAGAAGGGAATGTTGTTGGACGTTCGTCAGGTAGTCAAGGCTTTATTAAAGATGATCAAGGGTTCTTTCATCTTGTTCAACCTTCTATTGACAAAGACTTTAGCCAAGGCGCTTTCTTTAGTCGAGTCTGTAGTATTAAATACCTTGAAAAACAAAACTATCAATAAAGCTTTTTAAAGAACAATGCTTAATTTAAATACACTTGAAAAAGGTGATGTTTTTTGGCAACCTTCGACACGTCGGATGGGAGACTATCATCTTTCAACTGCCCACTCCTATCTTGTTGAAAAAGTTGTCAAGGATGGAAAAGTCTTCTTTTTAACTTTGAAAGACACTGACGGTGATGTATTTACTGTTGCGATGTGGTCACAGACAGAATTCATCGACGCTTTCTTTGACAATGAACTCGACGCTATAAAGTCTGATGTTCTGAATAAAGTTGGAGATACGAATAGGGATCTAATGGTTCCAGAGCGTCGGTTTAAGCGTTATGCTTATGCTTTTATTTTGTTGACTTTTGGAATCTTCACCTATATCGCTTTTAAATAGCGATAAGTCCTTAAAAACGTTTCTAAAAAGCATGACGAGGTTGACACATGTCCATTAACTACGCTTATAATAACACCTTTAGTCCCGATGCAACTGAACGACCAGTGATTGAAGAGAATATTAAGGAAGAGCCTGAAATTCTTTCAAAGTACACACGGTGTCAGTTTGGAACTAAGAATAATTTAGCAGGTTATATCCCTGAGACGGATGTTATTATTCTTGCTAAAAAGCGTGGTCCTCAAAAAAGCTTTCGATACCTTGTCAAGCCGTCAACGGGTGAAAATATTCTAGGTGTCGCACACGTCCCTTCAAAAGAGTTAAGGAAAGTCACTAAGACTTCCGCACAGCTTTATAGTGCGCGATATTATAAATTCACGAATGACCCAAAGGCACCTAAACACCATCATCGTGAAGAAGATGTAAAAAAACTTCTTGGATTCTAAAGTATTCAAACATAGAGAGGAGAGGCTAAAGCCTCTCCTCTCTTGTGAGCCTCTTAGAACGCTTTAGAGCCATTTTTAATTAAAGGGTAAGGGGTAGGGTAGGGTATGGGTGTTTTTTCCCCATATCGGCTTTTCTTATGTAAGACTATCTTCCCACATCTTTAAACCTTTAAAGGATTCCGTATTCATGCATTTACCAAATAAAGAATCGCTCGGATATACATGCTTTTCAGAAGTGATCACTGAAGTGCGTGATATGTGTATTCTTGATCTTGCTCAATACACGACACGCTTACCAGATCGCTATCTACGTTGTCTACGAGCTGAACCTGAAGGTGTCTATGTCTACGGCAGTCTAGAACCCATTCTGGTCTTTAATCAGGGTTTAGTTTACTATACGTATTCTCAGTGGCAGACACAACCTCAAGTCCCGAACATTTTAAACTTTACTGATTTTATCAATGCGAAAGAACCGATTGTTGATCAACATGGACGATTGATTACGCAGCGACCTTATCAGTTCAGGAATCACTTTAAGCCCAATTGTCAATATCACTATAGTGCAATCTACTTAGCATTCATCGCAATCTGGGAAACTTTAAAGCGACTGCATCGAGATACGCATCCAACAACCAATGTCCGAATCACAAGTTTGAATATAGAAAACTACGTTCATTCTGAATTGATTAATGAGTTTGATGAAGCTGATCAGCCTGGATTAGGCGCCTTGATTGATCAGGTGATGACATTTATAGGGCGTGACATCTATCATGTCTACCACTTAAAACTTAAGAACACGACCCTCTACCTTGAGAAAGGAAACGACTATCGTGTCATCTCTTACTACCGATATATCTTCGATCAACTCGAAGAACAAGAACTCTCAGCCCAAGGCTACTAATATCGCTACTGTTATTGTCGTTGATTTTAGAGACGTCATGTATCGCTATGGTCCATCGACAATGACAAATCAACTCGCTGAGATTGATAGAAATCAAATTATCCGACGCTTCCTTGAAAAATATACAATTCGTCAGATTATTGAATCAGTTACAATTGTCTCACGTAAACTACCTGAATGGGAAGAAGTGCCTTGGAGCTGGATAGAACATCATTTTCCAGAAGGTACAGGTGATCTTGAAGACGATAGTGAAGCATGCTGGCTCCTTGATCTTCTATTTCATCATGTTGTTCAAGATATCGACAACCGAATCAAGGAAGTTTTAATTGCTTCCCAATATCAGCCCCATGAATATGTTTTTGATCATTGGGTTAATCAGACGACTGCAGTTCTTCATCTCGTTTAAAAGGAGGAATTGGTCATGGGTCGAGAAATCCCTACGATACCTTGTCCTCAGTTAGTCATTGTAGACTTTAGAGAGATTTTGTATTTCTACTCACCGCATGGTGTTAGAGATCATTATTTATATCGAGGCGTTGTAAAGCTTAAAACATTTCTACAAGCATTTACCGTACATGAGATCATCTCGTGTATCTTCTCAAACCGCTATGATATGCTTGATCAAGAATCTTTAGTTTGGTTGATGGTTGAGAATCGTTTTCCAAATGGTGTCGTCATCTTTGAAGAAGATGCAGATGCAATGACTTCATTTGAGCTTTTGATCGACCTTATCACACAAGAAGCAGATCAACTCATCAAAACAAATCTTAAACAGTACGGACTAGAAGAGAAGTATCAGGAATATTTGTTTGATCGTTGGATAGATCATACGACAGCCTTACTTTCTCATAAACACCAATGAGAACAGAATTCCATGCGTTCTCTTCGGTCACTCTTAAAGAAAGGAAATACGGCGATGCCGTTAAATTACCTTTATACACGTCTTCACCTCACCTTAACACGACTTACCCTTGTTGAGCTCTTTATTGAAAATAACCAAGGTCTAGAAGAACTCTCCCAAGACCTCTCACTGGTTATTAAGGAACGAGAAGCTTCTACCGTCTACGACACAGTCGTACTTATGGATATCTTGGAGATGCATGCGCTAAGCCTTCTGGAAACTCGGATAGAGCAACTCTGTGAAGAGTTTGAACTCCTTGTCAAGATGGTTCGTGAAAATGCTGATAAGTACACAAACTATAATCTAGGTCGACTTCACGCAGTTCATCTTGAGTATCCAGATTGTCTTGTGTTGGAGTATCGTCCATCAAAGGACAAAGTATGCCAAAATTCATCATTGGTTTAGATGACCAAGGGTATCAATTCAAAAATCAAGTCATCTATTATTGCCAAGTAACTGGACAGCCTTCTACTCCTCAACACCATGACCAGATCTACCATGAGTGTCTGTCTCAGATTTTCCAGAAAATGGATCCTGATTTTCAAGCATTCTTGTACAATCTGATGGAGCTTCCGGTCTGGGCCACGATCTATTATCGAGACGGACCGGTGGAATATGAAAAGGTAACGTTCTTTCGAGAAGCAGTTCAAGCTTTTGGTATCTTTATCTGGCACACGATGAAACAAAAGGCCGGAATGGATGAACGTTATTTTTACTTACTTGAGTCGTGTAGTCCAACAGTTGCTATTGTCGGCGCCTACATCAGTGCCGACACCGTCTAATTGAGGAGAAAGTCTTGAATTTAAATATTGGGAAAGTGTATACCTTCAATACAAAGTCTCCTGTTTTTCTAGGAGCAACGATTGAGCGTGCAAAGCTCAAGTCTATCGTTGATGCAGACACTGCCCGTAAGTTTGCTCCGATTGACCAACTCCATGCACAGATTTATCCGACATTACCATCTGGCACACCGAACGATGTAAATGCTTCAACATACTACATCTTCGAAGGAATGAACAAGTCGACTATTGTTCTGTCAGAAGACTGGATCATTGAAAGTAGTGTTGAGATCATTGAACATATTGAAATCGTTGTAACGATCCCGCGTGCGTCACTGGGCGATATTCAAAAGGTAAGGACTGCGTTGAGTGCGGCCAATATTAAAGACTTTGTTATTAACACGCGCTAGACTTTATCACAGAGAAGAGAGCTTGAGCTCTCTTCTCTGATGTGTTTTCTTTTTTGTTTCAGCCACGACTATCTTCTAGTAGACCCCTTGAAGGGAAAGAATACAAAATGGAAAATAACTTCCTTTTACCGCCAGAAGAATACGAACGTTCAATCAATCCGCTTGGTGATTGGTTAAAGCAAACTGCACTCTATGCTTCAAGGATGACAGGAAAACCTTTTGAAGCCTGTGTCGAGCATCTTAAAAAGAAACTGAATAATAAAGAGATCCCAATTAGTAATCCGACAGTTGTGTATTATGAACGGGGTGAGAATGGTGATCGCGAAAAGAAAACCATTCCGTTGTCGGGATATATTCGAGAAGTACTTCAAAATAATGAAGTACTGGCGCCAACCTTTACATCTTACCTTCATCCTTCCGTTAAAGCCTCAGTCATCGTTGAGTTCCTTGATATCAACGTAGCTGAACGTAAGCGATATAAGAAAGCCTCTCAAAAGTATGAAAGTGAAGGTAATATTGCACTTTATAAATATTACCACAATGCCCAAGACTCTGCTAAACGTAGTAATAACTCAGTCTCTGGTGGTTTTGTTGCTGAAGGTAGTGTAATTAATAATAAGAGTGCACATTCTACACTCACATCCACAACTCGTTCAATCTCTTCATTGAGTAATGCGTCAAATGAACGATTGATTGAAGGTAATCGTCATTATTTCACGCCACAGATTACGTTAAACAACATCATCTCGATTGCAGCTGAGACTAATCACGAACTGATTGATCAAGCCGTTGAGCAGTTTGGATTGGTATATCCATCGGTTAATGACGTGATGGACTGTATTAAGCGATCTACAGAACTTTACTGGCGAGACCGATATGCCACAGAAAACATTAAACAGTTCGTTGAAAAACTCACCCCGACAGAACGCGCATCGGTGGTGTATACTGGCGACCTTTATCATCTTCGTGTCTATAATGACGCGTTTATTCGCAGCTTCATTACACGCTTTTCGACACGAGGGCGTTCTGATCCGATTGAATCTCCCATTGAAAGCATTTATAAGACCGATGAGCAGATTGTAAACTACGCGCATCAGGTCTGTATCTCCGTTGTAAAAGGGATCGGTAAAGATTACAGTAAAATCTCTTTTGAAGATCAGTGTATTTTAGCCAATACCTGTAAGAATATTGAATCCGCTATTGATTATTATAAAATCTTTCTAAAAGCTTTCTTTCTGACTAAGAACTCTCCAGCCACGATTGCTACGATTCCAAGTATGATTCGTCGTTCTGTGGTATTGTCAGACACAGACTCTACGATGTTTGCTGTAGATAACTGGGTCGACTGGTATTTTGGGGATTTAAAGTTTGACGATGAAGCATTTGCTGTAGCTGGTGCAATTATGTTCATTGCAACACAGTCAATTGCCCACATCCTTGCTATCTTTTCAGCCAATATGAATGTTGAAAAGAAACGCCTTCATACACTAGCTATGAAGCCAGAGTATGTCTTTCCTGTTTTTGCTCAGACTTCGGTTTCTAAGCATTACTATACCGCCATGATGGTCAAAGAAGGGAACGTCTATAAAGACATCAAGATGGAAGTCAAAGGCGTTCACATGAAAGATTCTTCCGTTCCGACGAATATTATCAAGTCTGCTGCAGCGGAGATGGAAGACATCATTCGAACGATTATGCGTGGTGAAAAGGTTTCTCTACTTGACAAGCTTAAGAAAGCCGCGGACATTGAGCGTGAAATCTTAAGGTCGATCAATCAAGGTGAGATGACTTACCTAAAACGAACCAAGATCAAAGAAAAGAACGCTTATAAACAAGGGGAAACTCAGTCTCCTTATCAGTACTTTACGATGTGGATGCAGTGTTTTTATCCCACGTATCAATATGAACCCAGAACACCCTATAATGCTGTCCGTATCCCGCTTGATCTTCAGAATAAGACAGCCGTTAAAGACTGGCTAGAACGGGTTCCTAATAAACAGTTTGCACAAAGTTTCTTAAAGTGGATGACTGACAATAATAAGTCTTTGTTGACGGCTTTACCGATCCCTACTGAGTTCTGTGCTTCACACGGCTTACCTGAAGAACTCAAACTGGTTCTTGATACGCGTAAGATTGTTTTAAGTCTAACCAAATCTTATCGAAATACTTTGGAATCTCTTGGGTTTTTCTCTAAGCGTGATTTACTGCTTATTGAACAAGGTTATTAATCTTTTTTAAAGGAGATGGGAGAGGCAGATACCTCTCCCATCCTAACGTCTATGCTCACAACAACGCCTTATAAATCTTTTAAACGAACTTTAGCAAATATTGTCTACAAGAGCGGTCTTCCAGGTAGCCAAAGGCTTGCACGTTTTATCTATGGTAAAAACGGTGTTATTTCAGAATTTGTTAAACCGGACCAAGAATTTAAAGAATTCATTAAATGGAAAAGAACTAAACTTCAAAATTTAATTCATCTTAACTTTTGGCTTCGTTCTTTTTCAACTTCAAATAAAGCTGATCAATTTAGACTTTTTCACTTTTATTTAGTTTGTAAGGAATTAAATAATTGGGAACAGGTTAATACAAGTTTTTGTAAACTGATTACCAATAAAGAAGAATTTAAAATTCTTTTTGAGATTCTTTGCGCTATTCCTTCTTTAAAACCAACTAAAGAAGATTTTCAGCAAAACGAAGGACTTCATTTAAAAACAGAACAAAAGAAAAAAATTATTCTTGGAACTTATGTTAAAAAGGTTATCGAAGAATATAAAAGTCTTCTTCCACATGCTTGGCCTAAATCCATTCTTGAAGAGCACTTCAAAAATCTTCTCAAAGATAGTAACTACATAAAGAATTTTAAAGGATAAAACAATGAATCAGCTTGACACGCTTTACCTTACTGTTCGATATAGTTCTGACGGAATCAATTACCAAATTGAACACGCCTCAACAAACTATGATTTAGAAATGGCTTATTATGAACAAAGACGCTGGGAAGAGATTAAAGCTAAGAAGGATCTTTTGCAGTCTCAAGGTATGAATGAGATGCAGTCTTCACTTATTTCTGAAGAGAGTTTTAAAAAGAATCCTAGTGTTGGAATGATTCAAATGGCTGTTTATAAATGATGATCAAACATACAGGAGGAGGCAAAAGCCTCCTCCTGTGACGTCAGTAATTATAAACTCGTACTGAGTTGGATTTTTATGAGGTCTTCGTAAGTGAGACGATCATTGATCGTATTGACCGCACCCCACTCTTCTCTCAAGAACGTCTGATAGTTCTCTTCAGCATCTGAAAGACCATCAATATATGACTTAATCACACCAAGTTCTTGACCTCTTTCTAGATAGCCACGATCCAGTGCAATCAAAAGTTCATTATAAATATAACTTTTAACAGCGTATTCGCAGAGCTTTGAGAAAGCAGGTGCATTTCGAATTGAGATATTTGAGAGGCGTTCGTCGTTGGTGACAATGCAACGCGCCTGAACAACTCGTGCTGTGATCAAATGGTTTTTTACCATGATCGTATTATGACCGACGACCAAACACTCACTATTACTTACAATAGGAATATTACCACGACTATCCATCGCACGGTGTGCAGCGCTACTGATGTCGTTGATGTGGTTAGGCGTCGACGCAGATGTCCCAGGAAGGTAATTATTCGTGACGCTATTATACGCCATGTAGTTAACTGACAGAACCGTAAGAATCGTTCGATAGTTCACTTTCTCAGCAGGAACCTCAAAGATGTAGTTCCATTGATCGAGTTTCTTTGGTTCAATACCGCGAAGATCCACCAGAATCGTGTCACCTCCGATGATATTAGTATCGACGATAACACGTGCCATGATGGTCTTACGACGAATCTGTTCTTCTAGACTAATTGGCGCGGCTCGAAAGTCTTGACGGTCCATATAGGCAAGTTTAAGGATCTCTCGAGGGATCCTAAACATCACTTCCGTGATGGCCTTATTGATGAGGTCCATGGACTAATCCTTTTAACGAAGATCTAAAGCGTGACGCATAAAGTAATCTACATCACTCAAAAGCTCAGGACTCAAGCGAGTGGTAAATATATTATCCGACCGAAACCGTTTTAGATCAATGAGAAGTTTATTGATGTGAGTTTGATTAAAGTGACGGGTTTTATCACCCAGGTTCCATAAGAACTCAATCACTTTAAAGCGCGTAATGAATAAAGCCCACCAAACCTGTCTAGTTTCGGCAATATCGGGCATCTGTAAAGGAAGGTCATTAAAAACAACCGGGATCTGTTTTAGAATGTTCTGATATTCAAGACGCGAATCTTTAATGCGTTTTAAAATTTCGTTTAAAGAGCGGTCGAGTAAAGCAGTATAGTCACTGATATGAAACGGCAATGACTTAATACTGTCACCCATAGGTGCGCCATCAAACAGGTTAATCAAGCGATTGATAATAGCAAGATCCGTTTGACTATAGAGCATATTGGGCAAAACATACTTTGCTACAAAGTGTGCGTTGCTTAAGTTACCTTCTTCGCCCCGTAAAGTTCTAGCCCGTTGATCCATAACAAAGCCACGATACTGAACCATCAACTTAGCTAGATCAATCCCAATGACAACCAGCCCTCGTTCGACGTTATGGTTAATACCATTTGGCACCATGTACTTTAGATTACTGACAGGGGACTCTAAAACATGGACAGGCTTGAGATCTCTCCAACCTTTTTCAAGTTCAGAAGGGTCATCGTTTCCTGTATAGGCAACGATCAATTCTTGACAACCGTGATAGAAGTGACCTTCGTGCCATTTACCTGGATTGATCGTGGTAGAGAACTCAAACGTATTGGCTGTAAACAAAGCCCTCGCTGTAGCAGACTCATAGTAACGATCAATATCGTAACTCAAAGGTGTATTCATCGCGTTAATCAAACGAACTAATAAGTGGTTCGTCTTAACAGCAAATGCGCCATAGCGATAATACTGAACAACCTTTTCTACGTCTTCTTGAATTCTTTTCTGAACATCAATAAAACGATTGCCTTCAATCTGTCCACCATAGTGACGAGAAGGTTGACTAAACAAAGCATACATGGTAAGCGCCCGGTAGCTGTAAGATTCAATGGATCTTCAAAGAGTTCAGGAAAACTTTTTTAGTATACTATAAATATAATGGAGCAAAGTGATCTGTATCTTCGGGTACAGATACTGAGCCCTATGAGGTCTTTGTTGTCTTTTGAAAAGAAAACCCTGTTCTGAGAAAAAAGATGGCAATACATATCTCTAGTGACGAGCAGTAGTTTACTGGTTTCGTCAACCATGGTTGGCAAGCTAAGACACCACAATACTTAGTACGCCAGTGATAAACCTTAAGTGTGTGCACGCACTCTAAGGGTACAATACAAAAGGAACTTCCATTATGGCAATCATCGACAACAACGCACCGAACCAGTCTCAACAAGCCGCTCCGCAAGCGCAACAGAACCAGCAGTCGCAACAAGCGATCCGTCAGCCGTGGTCGTTCCATCAGCAAGGTCTGATCGGTAGCCCGGTCGCTGCTGGCGTGGGCGGTGAGTACTTCACGAAGTTTCGTACGTCTCTGACCGAGATCTATAAGGACATCGTCGAAGGAGTTGAAGTTCGTATCATCTCCCTGAACCGTCAGAACATGCCCAGCCTGCGCTTCTCGTCACTGGTCGTGGCTTGCCGCATGAACAGCGTCAACGGTAACGCAGTGGCTTTCCACACCCTGATTCTGGAAGCCACGGGTGAGAAGCTGCAGCCGGTATTCCGTAACATCGACAACCAGCAAGTCAAGATCAACCGTACTACGGGTGACGCTTATGACGAAGTGCTGTATAAGACGGCTTATGATGCGGTGACGGCCGAGTTCCCCAACGTCACGGTCTATCCGGCTGACGCTATGGTTGTTCCTTCGTCGATCGCAGTTGACATGAAGGATGCCATCGAGAACATCGCTCGTAATGCCGCACTGGCTTGCGTCTCGGTGATCAACGCTGTGACCGATAACTACGGTGAGCTGAACCTGGCTTATATGGATCGTGACTGCCGTTTCGTCTTCGATGTGACGTTTGGCAATCACCAAGTCTATGACGTCGTCGGTAACCCGCAGCGTAGCTCGGTCCTGATCAGCTATTCGAGCCAGAAGAAGACGGCTCAGTCGGTTGCGGGTCTGGATACCGTGAACGTCGCTGAAGCGGTTGCGCGTATCTGCGAAATGTCTGGTTTCATTCAGCCCATCTGGGCACCGACCGAACCCGTGAACGCCTACGGTTTCCAAGGTTACATGAACCCGAACGTTCCTCAGCCGACGCAGAAGTTTGCTGCTGAGTTCGTGATCACTTCGGTGCGTACAGACTATGCAACGTCGCCTGCTGCTGTGCTGTTGGCCGTGTCGTCGTTCTTGACTCTGGTTGAAAACGACAACTGGATCCAGGCCTTCCTGCCTAAGGGTAACAGCTACGCGCCCCAAGGTGGTAAGTCGAAGATCGACATCACGGATATCGGCGCCCTGAACATCACGGCCAACCTGGCCCGTGAAACGGACAAGATGGGTTTTGGTACGCCGATGGATATCGCTTCGCTCAAGGGCGACATTGCTGAGATCAATAAGTATCTGGTCTCGATCTTCCGTCCGGGCGTCGTGATCTCGATGGACTGCCCTGAAGCGGGTGCGCAGTCGTGGTATCTGTCTGTGTTTGCTGCAGCTGCGTCGGGTGACCAAGCTGCTTACAACCAGATCTATGCTGCGGCCAATGAACTCACCAACAATGGGTTCCAGCGCTACTTCAAGCAAGGCGATCCGATGTTCACCAACGTGATCCGTGTTCCGGTGGGTCATTATCGTGATACGGAAGGTCGTATCTGCGATATCCGCAACGTAGACTACACCGCCATTGCCAACATGTACCAGAACCAGCCTGAGCGTATTCACGAATACAGCAACACCTTCGTGGAACGTCCGGGTGTCTCGTCGGCGCGTAACCTGGCCATGCGTGAAGGCATGATCATGGACGTGCTGAATCACCAAGCCGAGATCACGGGTTACGCAGCTCGCGTCTCGTTCAGTGACAGCTTCGTACTGGCCCTGAGCAGCGCTATTGCTGACTGCAACCTGCCGGTTCAGGTCAACACCCCGATCAATGCAGACATGCTGCGTACGGGTGTGGCTGCACCGAGCTTCATCCAGAACTCACTGGCCCACGGCACGCGCAGCTTTGGTAGTGGCTATGGTGCAGCACGTGTTCAGCAACCGTACCGTTATGGTGCCCAGCGTTTTGGCGTGCGTTAATCACAGCAAAGTAACATTGTGAGATGACATGGAGGACCCTAGGGTCCTCCATGTTTCTTTTTTGTCTTAAGGAAGGTCATAAACCGTCATGCATATTGAAAGAACCACAGACCTTGAATGGATTTTACCTTCTTTCAAGGTTATTAAAGACAATACATCTAAAAAACCAACTGATGTACTCACGGAAGATGTCAAGCGCCCACCGCGTAGTCGAAAGATGCTTGATCTTTTTAAAAAGTTTCAAGTCAGTGACACTAAGTTTCCTGGTTTAGTCGGTGTTCTTTTAAACCGTGTTATTGATAATACAGCTTCTTGGTTCTTAGTACTTTATTCTCATACAAAGAAAGAAGAACTTGAAGAACATTATACACTTCATAGTGTTTTTCATGTTCAAGAACATTATATTGCTCGTGAGTTGATTCACTATGCAGGCGATGTAGTAAGTATTATCATTGTTCATTCAAAAGACATCGACGATAGTTCGACGTATCTTTTTAAGCTTGAACAAAATTCTATTAACTACTGGCTTAAAGAACAACCTAAAAAAATTAAAGCCAAGACTACACCTACAGTCACAGCGCCAAATAAAGAAAACGTCACTGAAAGTGTTCAAGAAGAATTTCTTGGGACGATTGAAGTTGAAGACTTAACAGTTCCTTCCTCTATTGAAAACACAACGCTGGGCTCTCAAAACGAGCCAGAGTCGTCTAATCAAAGTAGTGAAGTAGCTGTATCTCAAAACACCATTCAAACTGAACCTGAGAGCTCTAAAGGAAAATCTGTTCCTTACATCGGGTATCAAGTTTCAACTGAAGGCAATGTTGTTCAAATTCCTAAGAACACCAATATAGCCAACGAACTTCCTGTTTCGATTGAGCACCTTGGTCGTTATAGTCTTGAAGAACTTGAACTTCTTCAAAATTTAGTTCAGCGTAAGATTCTTCAAATGAAAGCTGCTCGGGTCAGTGAAGAAGTTCGACGCCATCGGTTTCAAGGATGGTCACCTATCATGCAGCAAAATGACCTACTTGAATCAATCACGTATCATCCGAAGACTTCATTAAAAGTGCTAGAAAATACGACTAATATGGTTGAAGCTTTACTTGAAGTTTATAAATGAGCATAGAGAGAGAGGGGGGGTTTAAACCCCTCTCTCTCTATGCTCACAGAAGATTATTTTCATAGATAGGTATTTTAGTAGAAGTAAGTATTCCTTAAAATAATAACTCAAGATTGAAATTTTTCAATGAAGAAATTTATAATGGTCAAACTTACTGAAAAAGTCGCTGTTCCTCTATTATTTCAAATAGCTCAATATTTTAGTTTCTTAAAACAGTATCGAGTTAAATCAATCAAACTTCTTAACAATCAAAGAGAATTGGCGTTACTTACCAACGACGATAGACTTTTTATCGTCTACTATGTCCAAGACTACGGATGGATACGGTATCAAGAATATGAAAAAGATTTTATTGAAAGAGAGTCTTTTGAGTGTAATGGAGATAATTGCTATATTGCCGGAACCTTAAGTGATTTTATTCATCGACATCTAGAAATTGAAAAAGAATATCATTCGCCATAACCAATCAAAGTCTATGCAGATTTAGGTATGTGTGTTGTTCAAACACATCCTGAGATTCAACTTGCTTTTCTTCTTGAAACAGGGGAAAAGCAAACAGAACTCTTTTTGAATATGGATGAGTGTCTAGATCATATCCTTGAACGCTGGTATTAGACTTTAGATGTGGCATGGAGGCAGTTGCCTCCATGCCACTGTGTCTTAACTTTTTCAGTCATATATATCTTACTTGACCGATGCTATCATTAGCATCTTTTTCGTCGACACTGTCATGCTAAGGAGAAAATCATGACGACCGTTTATCATGTCAATAATATGTACATTGCCAAAGATCTGATCTTTGGCTGGGTAATCAGTGAAAGTGGGGAAAGAGGTACATACTCCCCTATCAACGCATTCGACATAAGGTTCTTGAATGTTCTTTATGAGGTTCCCTATCCGGATTATATGCCTCGTGAGTTTAAACAGAGTCTTCACGAAGAAATCCAGTCTCGTAAGCTCATGGTTGAGTCTGTAAAAGACTCTGCTATACCCCCCATTGTTTTTCAAGAACTGGATCGGACAAAAGACAAGTATATGCTACTTTGTGAGATCATGGGTAAGCTTTCTGTGATCGGAGATCAAAGTTGTGCAGATCTTGGATACTTGATCTTCTATCTCATCCAAAAACAGACGACGGAGTATGAAATCGTCTATCGTGTATCCGGAAAACCGGATCACCATGAGCGCTTTAAAGATCTTGATGTGTGTCTTGCATACATTGTGAAACGCTGGTGGTAGTGGCTACACAGGGACTGTCCTTTTGGACAGTCCCTGTGTATAATCTCTACTATCTTTTTTCTTTAATAAATCAGTCTAAACGTTCTCTAAGTTCTTTCTTTTCAAGATCAGGCTTAGAAAGATAGGTATGAAGATCACTTGCTAACATACTTGCTTTGGTAAGTTCAGGAGAAGCACCACAACGCTCAATAGCAATACAGAGCTCATAAGCAAGTTGTTTAAGGTATTCATTCGTTGGTCGAGGAACATCTGGATGACTAGCTGCTTTCTTCACTTCAAAATGACTAATGCGTTCTGAAAGAATATCGCAATAAACTTGCATTGCATCGGCTTGTTTCTTAAGTCGTTCTGCTTCTTCTTTATCAAGAGAGTAATACTGTTCTGATAAAAAGAATTGACGAAGCTTAGTCAGTTTCTCACTGAGTTCAGCTTTTTCTTCAATAACACGTTTTTGATGCGGAAGCATATTGAAATTTCCTTTTAACTCAGTTTGAAAAGATCATCGTCTCTACTGACAACTGACCTTGGAATTCTTCGAAGTACTTTATGATCAGGATTTTCTAAATTTGACGGTATAGGAGCTTTACAAGCTGGAAAAGCCAAATAAAAACTCTTTGCAGATGATTCGACCACAGTCGGGAATCGATGTTTATCAATAACTACGTGTAAAAAGTCTCCAGCTGGAGTCTCAGCTTTGTTAATTAGCACGCCGATATCGTAGATTCTATCAAGACCTTTTGTCTTCTCAAAGAAACCCCCACCTTTAATGGCGTGCAAGAACTGTTCTTGAGGCGTATTTTGAAGAAGACGTTTTGCATCGGTCGATAGCTGATGTGGTGTTATGAAAAGTATGCCGTGCTTGTTGTTCAGATAGGTTCGCGACTTCCTATCCCGCAGCATGACCTGCAAACGCTGCATGTTTCCATGCAGAACAGACTATATCTTCATCCTAAAAGGATGTTCCCCGCTTCGAGCCGCTTGGCTCTACACCTTTCTAAAGGGTTAGTCGTTGAACTTTCACCATGGCGCGGATCACCCGCATGCGTTAGGTGCTTAGCTGCGAAAGGGGTCCTTAGGACCCACGGTTGCCCATTTTGACATCATGTCGCATCCGTCTCGTTTTTAAACCATGACGTCTGTGTTTTCACACTTCGCTTTGGTGAGACAGCTTTAGGGGTTTCCCGCAATTCAGAGAATTCAAACTGCATTATTACTAATGCAGAGGCCTGACAAATGTTAAGCAGAACAATAGTTTCGAAGCCTGGACAACATATCCAAGACATCGTCACCGGTAGATCCTTGAGTGCATCCTGTTGTAGGAAGCTTCATCAGGTAATCCACAGCCAAGACTTCAACCACATAGCCTTGGGATTCCAGTTCAATGACACGATTGATCAGTGACTGATATGTCCAGTTAGACGGATTGACTTCATCCATTAGAATGTGATAGCCATTGACCTGGAGACGTTTCTTGACATACTGCACCATCTCGTCAACCGTGACGCCTTTGACATCGATTGGTTGCTTAGTTTCGTCATACTTAAGAAGTTGATAGAGAAACTGAGCATTGTTTCGAATCGGATCTTCAAAAGTAACCCGATACATCAAAGGCTTCTTATTGGGATCTTTTGTCTTGGGTTTATTATAAACAGCCATATGAGCAAACATCGACAATGAGAAGCCTGTCTTATAGTTATGCTGAAGTGCACCAATGACCATGGTGTCTCCAGGACGAGGACCACCCTGAAGCGCTTCGTTTAACTCACGCCAACCTGTAGCAAAAGCCAAGTCTTCTGAATTTGAACTTGCGACATTCTCAAAAACTTCTTTTAGAGAATTATCATCACCTAAGTCCATGGTCTTAACAATAGCAGGATCTTTAGCGACGGACTTAGAAGAGGTAATCTCAAGTTCTAAGATCAAATTTCGAATGTATTGACTCAGGTCTGAAATGTTATGACGTCCAAAGCTTAAATCTCGATTGGCTTTGCTGACGATTTCAGAGATTCTTTGTTCTCGAAAGTAGTTAGAAACCGTCTTTCGAATATTGGTGATGGTTCTTTTAAGCATTGTCGGATTGAGCTCGGTCTCAATCCCTTGTGCGATGGCAGTATAAAGATTCTCATCGCCATTTGTAATAATCCGAATCTGCTGAAGCAGCTCGTGTGCATCGTACGTATGCTCAGGGCCATTTCGACACATCTCTAGCACTAAGAACTTCAAAGCCAATGAAGCATCTCGACGTGTTGGGATACCGATTACGGTATCGTTGATCTTGAGTTTTTCAACGGTGGTTCGGATGAGGTCTGAGCTATTTTCTGTATTATTCTCGAGCTGTGACTCACGATACAAAAGGGTCAAGCATTTGGACAGTAGGATATTAGGATCGGTCATAGTAGATTGCCATTGTCTTTCGTTAATTATTCTTTATCCCCGTCTCGGGGTCAAAGGATTAAGGGCGTCTTCTTTTTTAAACCTTATTTTAATTTGGAGCATATATGAGTCTTGCGGTTAATGCCCCTGTAAGAGATGAAGACGTCGTCGATACATCTCTCCAGTCTAAGCTTGATGTCTATGTATTACCAGCTTGGATTTATCGAATCTTTACATCTAAGTTTAATCTGATGGAGATCCATGATTACGGGAAACTTCGTCAAGTGGCTTCTCTGGAAGATGTAGCGCATTTAGAAATTCTAAGGCTACGTCTATTTGGTCAAAAAGCCCTTCTGGATAAAAGTAACGTCAGTATTTCAGATATCGGTTCTTTTATTGAAAAAGCCTCTTATAGCGTGGGTGATCGTCCTCGTTTTACAGAGGAAGAAGCTAAAGAGATTTCATCAACCATTAAGTACATGTGTCAAGATGAGCGTGTCGTTAAGGAAGCACTTGGTCGTTTAAAAGAGATTCCTGATGGCATGGATGGTCTTTCCTGGGTGTCCTCAGACTTTCCTGTAAAGCAAAAAGATGATTCACCGTGCTTTTACAAAATTGTTTGTGTGGCGTCGACCCTGTATATCATTGTGGAAGAAGGGTTCCTCAGTCATGTCGAGGAACAGGCTCACCGCCTGGCCTTTCTTACACAAGTCCTGAAGTCTGCGTATGCAGTTTGTCCTATTCAAACTGTTAATCGCACTGTGTGGTACAATCAGTATCTCCAAGCTCTCCGGGCTTGAGTAGTCGTAGACCTAGCTAGGTAGTTTTTCAACTCAAAAAAGGATCCTTTTCATGGAACACGTGGATATTGTTCTCCGCAGCGATCGTCGCTATGCCGCTTCGAGCGATGCGCGCCTGCTCAATGAGCTTAACGCAGCACTGCTGGACAAGGCACCGGTCTCGTCCCAACTGGGTAGCCGCGTTTTCGCGACTGAAGCCCTGGCTGAGCCGGAAATGGTTCAGATTCAATCGGCTGCTTCCAACCTGCAAGCCACCCTGGCTTCGGTCGTGGGTTCGCTGGGTCTGGCTGATAAGCGCCAAACCATGGTGCAAGAATCGGCCGCTATCGTTGGTGCGCTGTGTGCTGCCGCTCCGGCTTCCTTCGTGGGTCGTAAGGTTGACTTCCCGACGCACTCGACCAAGAACCAGTTCGTGGTTCCGGCCGGTGGCGTGCCTGACTACGTCGGTCATCGCTCGAACATTTTTGCTGCTGAAGCGTTCGACAACCGTGAAACCCGTAGTGCCGTGCTGTACACGATGGCCTACAACTACTCGGTCGCTCGTCAAGACGAGTTTGGTGAAACCATTTGGCCGACCCTGACCCTGCCTGCTGACCAAGTTGGCTTTGGTATTGTTGTGAACCGTCTGACCGTTCACCGTGGTGTTTCGCACACCATCGACGGTAAGGTCGTGGAATTCAACAAGGTTGACCTGATGCGCGCTGAAGCGGACCATAATGTCCTGCTGAAAGAAAAGACCCGCATCTTCCCGGTGGTTCGTCCGGCTTCGGCTGATAAGTTTGTTGATGCTGCGCTGATTGCTCCGCGTGACATTGACAACGAAGGCGTGACCATCTCGACCGCTCCGTATCGCACGGGTGTGGACGTGGGTATCATTGGTCTGTCGCAGACCGACGCGATGCTCGACGGTGGTATGGCTAACCAGACCGACACGCTGGATCCGGCTGTGTCCCTGGAAAAAGTGTACGTTAAGATCGGTGACGATATCGTCGCCTTTAATGTCTACTCGCAGCCGACGGCCAACTTTGCGTATGCTCCGCAAGGTCTGGACAAGCAGCGTAACCTGAACTTCCGTACCAAGGCGCTGAACATCAACGCTAAGACCGTGCGTTACGACGGTGGCGCGCTGGTTTCGCTGGCTCCGGTGGTGTCGGACAACCTGACTGTGGTGGTGGAACTGGCTGCGACCGGTGAAGCAAACACGGAATTCGGTTCGGTCGTTGTCTATGGTAACAAGGTTGCCATCGTGAAGGTGCTGGACGAAGACGGCGTCGCGCTGCCTGCTTCCAACGCTGCTGTGCAAGATCTGGCCACGCTCTTTGCTTCGGCTCAGATCGTTGGTTACGACCTGCGTGCCTATCGTACGAACATCAACATGCGTGAGCGTGGTGATTTCATCGATCGTAACAGCTTCACCCAGCTGTACGAAGTGCCGCTGCTCTCGCCGATCACCGCTCAGCGCCCGCAAAACACCGACGGCCAATTGGACGCTGGTGACTTCGAAGCTCTGGTGACCGCAACACGCTTCCGTCTGAAGAACGACGCCGTGACCGCGATCCTCGACAACGTCATGATGCTCGACGAGCACGTGCGTTCGGGCGTGGTGGGTGACGAGATCCCCTCGGCACTGGGCGCTGCGCGTTTCCACGTCAAGCCGACCTTCTTCGGTCCGGCTCCGATCGACGTTACGACTATCGTTGATTCGCTCTCGAGCGTTCAGCGTGTGAAGGATCTGCAAGCCGCGATCGTGAACATCGTTCGTGACTACGCGTTCCGTATGTACGTGGAATCGGAATATCCGGCTGCTGCTTCTGCGCTGGGTGTGGCGGGTGCACCGACCATCGTGATCGCGACGGATCCGGTGCTGCATCGTTACCTGACCGTTGATGGCGACCTGCGTACGCTGACCGAGAAGTTCAACGTCCGTATCGTCTCGACGCTGGATCGTCGTATGGCCGGTAAGCTCTTCATGACCTTCTCGGTCTTTGATGAGAACCGTAACCAAGCGCCGAATCTGCTGTCCTGGGGTAACCTGGTCTGGTCGCCTGAAGTGGTGATGTCGGCTTCCGTGCCGCGTGGTGAATCGCTGTCGCGTGAAACCATCGTGCAGCCGCGTTATCGCTTCGTTATGCATCTGCCGGTCGCGACCATGCTGCAATTCGTGAACGTGCCCGACGTCTTCCTGAAGATGCCGCTGCTGTTCAAGAACGTCTAAGCATTACTCGCTTAAAGTTCTAAATAGACTACAGTCCGCTCATAAGGCGGACTGTAGTCTTATGTTGTCTGTAGAAGATCCAGTGAATTGAGATTATAAAAGGAATCCATCATGCCAAGTATAAGCTTAACACTTGCAGACATTGAACAGTCTGTCGCGCGTCCTGTGATCTTCTCTATCTTAGATCAAATCTGTGAGATCACTCAACTCTCTAAAGAAACACATGTTTATTATGCGGGTAAAAGAAATGTGATTCAGTCACCAGGAACAAGCATTGATGATCTTAATGTAAAAGATGCGCGCTTTGGGTCAGATCGCTATACTTTTATTGATGTCGATGAAAAGTATGCAATTGATGCTGTACAAGAAACCTTTGTTCATGCTTTTGAACATTCACCTGTCTTTGAAGATCGTAAACTTAAACTTTCTTTAAGACCAATCTACACAACTTCAGATGTCGTCATCAATATCCGATATCGTTCACCTAGTGAGACAGAGGTGAGACGGTGGATGGCGGAGATGCTTTTAAAGACCGCTAGAGGCCGTGACATCAGTTTACATGACGTCAAGTATACCTACCCCTTACCTTATCCCTTTGTAGGGCTTATAGAGGATGTCTGGAGCCTTAGAGAAAAAGTAGAAGGCTATCAAGAATCCTTCAAAGATTACTTTGAAAAACACGCTTCAGATCGTTTAACGATCCTAGCAAATCGTGCTGGTGAAATGCGACATCTCGCTATCTCAGAGAAGCAAACACGAATTCAAGGGTTCTTTGATTTTGTTGGTGTCCCTGAAGCACCTACGAGAGATGACGCAACAGGAACATGGGAGCTTTCATTTAGCTATAAGTTCAGCTATCAAAGACCGGATGCGGTTTATTTACATTACCCCATTAGTGTCCATAACCAGTTACTTCCTGAGAAGTATCTGAATCATATCCAGAGTGAACCAGATCCCTATTTTCAAAATAAGTATTACTCAAAGTCGTATGAGGCATTAAGTATGTTTGAAGGGGATCATATTGCTATGGCAACTCGAGAACCCTACCCGTATATTACGCTTCCGTCTTTTGATGATTTTAAGATGGAAACAACGGCACCTGGCACAGCAACCGTCTTGACTGCACTATGTTTCATTGAAGATGATAAACATACTTTGATGGATTTAAAGGATCTCGGGGATTATGAGATCGACTCAGATATCCTTAACTTCCTAAAATTAGAAGCGCCCTATACTACTAAACTCTTCCATTCTTTCTTTTATATTAGTGTTTATCGAGATGAATATCCGATTAACGATATTGAGATTGAATTAACAAGTGATCTACTTTTACGTTCAAAGAAACCGCTTGATCTTCGGCGTGTCTATCATGTTCGGGTTTCGATGTTGATTGAAATCAGCATGGCCATTCAACCAGCACTTGATCGGTTGAGTAAGTATCCAAACGTTTTAGTTAAAGTACTTGGTGCGATTAATGAATTATTAAAGATTGATCCTGACTTTAATAGTTTAGCACATAAGAAACATATCGAGAAATGGGAGCTAGAAGCTATCTATCGAGTATTGTCAGGTGGAACCCGCACTAATGGCTTTGGTCCAAGTTCACCAATCCCGACATTCCCATATGACAACATTGATGCTTGGCCTAATGGGCACAAAAAACGTTTCCTAGACCATATCTCAGAATCAATAGTGAGAGAATATTTTCAAGCTAAACGAAGGATTCGTCCTTCTGTTCAGGTTACAGGGGTCATTGTTCACCCTAGAACGACAGAGCAGTATGAAGATAAGATTGTTGTAGGTGAGTCGGTTAATGGTTAAATGACATCATAAACAGAGGACTCGGCATTAGCCGAGTCCTCTGTCATCATCACTTATTTTTTAATACCCATACTTTGTTCTACTTCATGGATTGCACTTTCTTTAGAAGCCATGATGTCAACTGTAATGGAGCGCATCATTCGAACAATATACTGCGGAAGATCTAGAAACTCTTTAACAGAAAGTCCCCAGATCTCCTTATAATTTCTTTCAGCGTATTCCTTATAAGCATCATACAAAGGGGCTCGCTCTGTATAGTTTTCACAAGGGAACATTGCAACCGATGAAAGAGGCCGTGCTTTACTCTCAGCGTGATTGAAAAGACCAAAACGCACATCGTAATAATCACTCATCACAATTTGCGCATCAACTCGACTTAGACGAGGTAGTTTACTGACCATCTCGTTAATAAAGTCAACGGTCTTTTCAACTGAAGCAAATCGGTAATCGCCTATATTTACCGCGTGCGCGAAACGATCCGTGTGACTCGCTGAGAGATCAATTCGAAAAAAACGTTAAGCACATCCAAGGGGATCACTGAAGTATGGCGCGGATAGATGTTTTCAAGGTCTTGAGATTGACCACACGCAGGACAATCAAAAGACGGAACACCAATTACTGAAATTGTAGAGTCATTAATATACTTAACAATCTCATCGATGATCTTTTCACGGATTGAGTCAGTTGAACTCAGAAGTTTCAAAGTTTCATCAATGGTATCTCGATCAGTAATAACGTTCTTACTGGCTTCTTCACCACTATCTGGTCTTTCAGTAATTTCACCGTATTCAACTGAATCGATCCAGTGGCTATATTGACACAAGGTCGTGGCTTTACCGACAGTGTTAACATACGCTTCACGTTCAGAATCATTGGCATCAAAACCCAATGCAGCATTAACGCTTTCGATGATTCCACCGATCCAGTTATGTCCTTGCTGGATATAATCGGTTACCGTCGGAGTCTTGAGCGTAATTGCCAATTCGTGTTTCGTGCCTTCATGAAGAATAATACGGCGTGCTTGTACACGCTTCATTTCTTCCTTATAGCGCTTAAGGCTATCGAGCGACTTACTATTGGCTGCCATTGAAGACATATGTTGCTTTTGCCAATCCGTCAAATCACTATTATCGACCCACTGAAGCTTTGTAACGTTTAACGTCTCTTCGATAACGTGATTACACTTCACAGGGTTTGAGACACACCCTGTCATGTAATGGAAACCTGAAGGATAGTTAGCGCACAAGAATCCCCAAATGAAACTGTTGATATCCTGAGGCGAAATCCAATCCCTTAGATTGTTCAGAGGGAGTTCTTCAGAACGAATACTGGTGTTATAGACGTGACGCAATGCAAAGTCAAAGACCAGTTCGACCGAATAGACAACATAGTTCGACAGCGCCAAACCGTGACTGATACGACCCATACGGATCTTGTCTTTGTGCAGGAGGCGATTCAGTTCTAAAAGCTCTGTTTCAGTAGCAGGCTTAAAGGTCACCCACATTCCAGTATTCCACAAGGGTGCACGGAAAAGACCACCTACGCCCAAGTGTGTCACCAGCTGAATCAGTGCGTTCTCGCCATCAATCTCACGTGAACCGGGTTTACGCTTAAAGACAGGCGCGCGACCTCGATAAGTATTACCGTTGTATTCGACGTGCTGTTTAAAGTCTGATCCTTCTTCAGCAAGACGGTCCGAGTAGACATCGTCAAGTGAGCTATTGCCTTGGAAACCATACTGAAGAGACTCGATCCATTTACGCTGAGGTGCGCTCATGGTGAAATCCATGGCGTTCGGCAGGCGTTTAATTAACGAATCAGCATCGCGCCAAGGTGTTGGAGGGATAGAGACGGTGTCAGGGGAACCGATTTTATCCGATGTCGATGTTGCGTAAGACTGTGTTGCAGTTTTCTTTTGATCTGGAAGATTATAGCTATCTTCAAACTCACTTAAGAACTGATCAAGTGTTTCGATCTCTTCAGGTTTAGAAACCTTCTGTTCTTGAACAACGGGTTCAGGTACTTCTACTTTCTCTTCTTTTACTTCTTTACTTTGCTCAAGAACTTCCTCAAGTACAAAGTTGTCATCGTGATCAGAAGGATCAGGCATATTCTTAGGAGAAAGTTCAGGGTTATTGATTACAACCGTTTCTTGATTAGTTGTATTTACCATGTTAGATTCTTGGGTATGTTCAGTCATTACTTACTCGCTCTTTTCAGATTGTTCTGCTTGCTCGGCTTGAAGTTTAAGTGCGCGGTCTTTTGCTTCAAGGGCGTATTCAGTAAAGGAGATCAGCGTGTGATGCATTGCGCCATCGAAGAACGCTCGGAACTGCTGATAGTCTTCAAAAACAGATAGTGAAAGTGCTAGATCTTGACTGGATTCAATAAAGCCCGACTTTCCAATATGGCGTGCCCGAATCTTTTCATAATCCACAATAAACTTTTGAAAATCATTATTGGTCTTTTCAACAACCGCATTAAACTCACGAATATGGTCACAGCCAAGTTGTTTAACCATTTCGACGGTAGTATGAATATCACTGGCCATCTGTGCGATACTTTCACCAATGGCAATCGAGATATCGGACAGTTGCTCCCATGACTGCTTAGGGATATTATTCGGATCCCCTTCAGTCACAATCGTCTGAGGTGCATTATGAAAAAGATCACCAACCACTGCCGCTACCGGCTTAGGAAACAGCATCTTCACATTTTCTTCAGATGTCAGAGTATGTTTGTTTCGTTTTGCCACGATCTAAGGCTCCTACTAAAATAAATTGAAAAAGAATTTAAAGAGATGCCAACAATCGTGTGGCAAACTGATGAAGTTGTCGTATGGTCTACTGTCGGATACGCGCCGACTCGCGTTCATACAGATTGAGCAACTTCTAAGATTTTTCACACATTCAGATAAAAAAGGTTTCAGGTCATGGATGAAGACCTCATGGATGTAGTCCACGGCTACATTGCTCAGACATTCTCAGAAGAACTCCAAGCTGAGATTCAAAATAGTTTTTCACTCTTTGATGCATTTGAACATCGTCAAGCTTATGTTCATCTTCCTGATATTGTCTTAGACATTGATGCAGATAACACTGACCTCACTCAACTGAAGTTCTTGTCAGCTATTCATGAACAAGTTGACGTTATCTTTAAAGCACATCAAATTGACTTGAGTGAAAATGTTGAGCTCAGCACTAAGAATCAGATTCTGTCTGTGCTTTTCCGTCTTCAGCAGCTTGAAGATGCTGTTCCTGTCTTAAGAATTCTAGAATCTTCCTTTTCAGATGAAGAAAAGATCGCTAAGATTATTGAAGTCTATAGTGAACTCGATGAAGCTTCTGTCCTCGTCGCAATTGAAAGCATTCACCCTTCAACGCTTGAACAACTTCAATCTTTCCTCTATGCTCAGGAAGATAGGGAAGAAAAAGAACCTGAAATTGATCCTAGCCTTTTAAATCAGATTCAGTCAAACTTAAAAGACTTCTTCTCGATCTGTGGTCAAGACAATCTTGCCTTTGAATTTATTCAAAGCGGGATCTCGATCGGGCATCCAATCAAGCTCTACTACCCCTATGTTAGGGAATACTTGATCGTAGAAGAAGATGTTCAAAGCGCTAAGAATCTTTTGTCTTTATTCTTGATGGCGCAAGACACCTATCAAGACCCCTTACAAATCTATCGGACCTATAGTGAGTCTTTGGTCTTAGATAGCGAACAACGCATGCGCATTGAGACTCAGATGGGTGCGCTCCTCAATGAACTTCACCACTATCAAGAGGCTCAAGATGTCGCCAAACGAGTATCTTCAATTTAGTATCCAGAATAAGAACTATAAGAAGAAAGCTTGGATTATTAGTTGCTTTGCTGTTACGCAAGAAACCGAAAAACAAAGAGAGCAGCAATATCCAGGTAAACTGATCCGAGAACCCTTTGGTCTATTTACCTATACAGAAGACGGTGAGAAGGTCCAGATTAAATCTGATCGTCCGTTAAATCAGCCTCTTTTCCATGTTAAAGACCGGATTGTCATCACGCCTGACTGGGTTCCGTCTTTAAATGAAGCAAAACTAGAAACATCTATCGGAACACTTCTAGTAAACCTTATTTGTCTCTATGAAGCCTTTGGAGAGAAGTTTCCTTATAAGGCTGGCTCATTTAGCCCCCGTAAACTTGAAGATGAAATTGCTTTAAAACTTCAAAGTAACCCTAAACAAGGTCAAGCTAAAGATCCTTCTCTTTACTATGTTGATGAATATCTTAAGTATTGTGAAGGGGTTTCTTTCCTTGAAACCCTTAGTCAGATCTTTACGCACTCGATCACGGAGATTGGTCTTCTTCCAGCACCCGGTCGAAAAGAGTTTAAGAAGGAACTCTTAAAGAAGTATGAAGGCAAACTTCATGACCCTGTAGAGATGGCCAAGTTCGAAGCTGAACTTAAAGCTTTCGATACAGAGTACATTAAGAAAGATCCTTCTTATGGTAAGTTCATGAGTGGGAAGGTAGCCAATTCTCGAATGAAAGCTTACATGACTCAAGGTGGTGAGTCTAATAGCTTTGTTCAGAGCATGACAGTAACACCCATTATCAACGCACTTGAAGATGGGATTCCGCTCGACGAAGAAGGCTTTACAGCGATCTCAAATACAATTCGATATGGTTCGTTCTCTCGAGGCTCTGAGACTGTTAATGGTGGTGTAACTGCTAAAGCACTAATGCGCGCAGCTGATAATTGGCGAATCACCGAAGGCGATTGTGGAAGTCAGCTCGGTATTCGTCGATTCTATACTGAAAAAGAGCTCTCTAATATCGTAGGACGATACTTGATTGTGAAGGGGCAGCCAGTCTTGATTGAAACCATCGATCAAGCAAAACCTTATGCTTCTCAAAATCTTATTGTTAGAAGCCCTCAATACTGTAGAAGATTAGGTACACAGACTTGCGAAGTCTGTGCCGGAAAAGCACTGTCTAAATTTCCCACAGGTCTCCCTATCCCGTTGATGGAGGTCAGTGGTGGTATTTTGACAGACAGTCTAAAGCTCATGCACAATACAGCGCTTGTTACGGAAGAGATGAATCTAGCAAGCGTGATCACTTAGGATATTAAAAATGAACGGTACAACTTTCCCGAGTTATCCTGGGCAAGAACAACACGATAACCAATACCAAAGCGGTACACGCTATGGTGATAATAACAACTATGGCCAGAATCAAAGCCAAAATAACCACTGGCAAAACCAAAGCAATGAAGGGTTTCAGAAAAAACCCTGGGATGGCCAGAAGAAACAGTGGGATGGGCAAAAGAAGCCCTGGAACGGTCAGAAGAAGAACTGGGAGCGTCCCAAAGAAACAGATATGTCGCTCTACAAGCCATATGCGGCCACAGGTAACAGAGATGCACCGCCTGAGATCATTAGTAAGTTTGAAGCCATTGCAAAGAAACTAGAAGCATTGGGCTATACTGCACGTGTGGGTGGTTTTGAAGGTATTGAAGAAGCTGTTGAGAAAGCGACAACGAAGAATGAAATCCATCTTCCTTGGCGTGACTTTGCTCAAAAGCAATCTAAGTTTACCTTTACGACTGATCGCGCTATGGCGATCGCCAAGATGTTCCATCCGACCTTTGACACCATGAAGAAGTCAGTTCAGCTCTTTCTTGCAAAGAATGCTCGACTGGTCATGGGTGATAAAGTGAACTCTCCAGCGCTCTTTCTTTTGTGTTGGACTGAAGATGGTGTGGAGTCCATTAAGGAAAAGACTTCACGTTCGGGCTTTACAGGACATCCAATCGCTATTGCGTCAGCTGTTGGTATTCCAATCTTCAATCTGGGTAATCCGAGCGCAGAACAGCGTTTAAATGTCTACCTTGAAAGTATGAAGCCTGAACAAGTGTCTTCTTATCAAACTTAAAATATTCCTTATTAGTAAGGAGTCATTGCCTTGACTGTTAAATCAAAACGCCTTCGTAGACTGGAGAAATTAGCAATGGAAAAAACGAACCAAGAAGCTCAAGTAGAAGAAACTCAACAAGTACCCCTTGAAAACCCTGAAGCGGTTGAGCAAGATGTTGAGGAAACGGTAACGGAAACGACGGCAGCTGAAGTGCCTGTAACTGAGGCCGTTGCCGTTGAAGAAGCACCGGCTCACGAAGAAGCTGTGGTTACTGAGACTGTGGTTACTCAAGAACCTGCTGTTGAAGTGACTGAGACGGCTGAAGCTCCGGCCCCTGAAGTCGAAGAACCGGTTCAAGAAGTTGTCGAAGTAAAGCCCGAAGTCGTTGAAGAGCAAGAACCTGTTAAAGCTGAGCCTGCGACTTCAACTGAAGCGCCGCGTGAACTCACTGAAGAAGAGCAGTATCTGGAGAAGATCCGGGTTGAAGGTACGGTTGAGCAAAAACGCATGCTTGCAGCTATTGAGACCTTTGTCCAGAACCTTCGCCCGAAGACGGTTATTGAGCCAGATAAGGGTGTTCGCTATCAGTATGAGTTCCTTCAGCATCTGCTGTGGATTCTTGAAAAAGATTATGATGTCTTCCGCGCAGGTTGGAATGTGTTGCTGGTTTACTTTGGCCTTCACCATGGCCGCAGCACGCCGTCTGAATACACGGCTCTGTCTGAGTATAGCACGACGCGTTTCCTCTTTGCTTGGAATAAGGGCGAAGAGCGCTGCAATGCTTACCGCAACCTGATCACGCTGCTTCGTGCTACGCGTAATAAAGATACCCGTAAGCACGATATCAAGACGATCATGATCGATAAGATTGCGCCTGATGTCATCAGCCAGAAAGCGGTTGATAACCTGAAGAAGTTTTACGCTGTCTAATTGACACAGATTGACACAGACTCGAGGGGTGCCCCTCGAGTCTGTGTTGTCTGCATATGAAAAATTTCAGTCATATATATCTAACTTGACTATAGTACATACCCTGTACTTATATCTAACTTTGTTTAAGGAGAAACATCATGAAATACGTCATTATCACGATCCTGGTAGTGATCGCTATTCCGGTTGCGATGAGTGCTTCAACTGAAACGCTCGATGTTAAACTGACGAAAAGCTTTACAGTCATGGTTAATAAGTAAATGGGTTCTTCTATAGAACCCATCTTTAAGTCCTATTCTAACGAGAGGATTTAAAAGAGTCTTGAGCCTACTCTCACTTAGGTTCACTTTCCATTGAACGGAGAAAATCATGGAAAACTTTGAATATAACAGCGATCTGATTGGTGAAATCACTAAAGCTGATATCGATCAAGAAGTTCAACTGATGGAAAAGCTGTGTAATGTTGGTATGACTTTCATTGAAGCTGCCAAACTTCTGTGCAGCTATCGCACCCATGAAATGCTGGTTGAGCTTTTCACTATCAAGAATAAAGTCACTCTGTCCGATATTCTTGAAATCCAAGAAAGCGTTGAAGCTTTTGCTTGATAAGGAGAGGGTTTATCCCTCTCTTTTTTTTTTTTGATAAAAGAGAGAGACTCCCCTTAAGGGGAGTCTCTCAAGAGAAGGAGGCAATCCACATACCAGCTGATGTTAACTGAGATGTCACCACAAACATCTCAGATCCACGCCTAAGCGCCGACAACGCACATCAACCACACTATACCTTAAACTAGATCTTCAAAGTACTGGAGTGCGTTTTGAGGTGTAGGTAAGCCATGCATTTCACACGCATACTCTAAGGCATTCACGTGACCTTGGAGAAGATTGATATTGTGCCTTCTAAAGGCTGTCTCATCGACACCTAAGATGTCAATGATTTCTCGAACTGTGGTTTCTCTAGACACATTGGCAACAGCGGTACAGCTCGGATACGCCGAAACCGCATCAGAGTCATAGACCATACCGCGTATTAAAGTATGGAGATTCGGATTCTCTGCAATGCATCTTCGACCCAATACGGTCATATGGGCAGGAAGAGTCACAATCCATGCCTTTAAACCTAAGACTTCGTTTTTCTTACTGATATCTTCGTCATCATCAGCATTTAGAATAACTTCATCACTATCCTCTTCACCATCAGCTTCAGCAGTCGGATCTTTCTCTTCAGCAGGCGGAATCGTTGAAATTACCTTACCACGTTCTAATAGAAAGAAATGATAGCGATCTGCAAAACGCTTAGTTTGAGAATTATATCGTGCAAAGTCTGTGATGTTGCATTGAACAGGAAGGGCTTGAGAAAGGTCAGTCGTCTTATTCTCAAGTTCTAGCATCCCAACGCAGTCAAAGATGTTATAAACAATGTATTCAAAGGGATAGCGTTCTTGCATGAACTTGTGCCATTCAAGCTCATGATAGTCATTGGCTTCTTCAAAGGTGAGCTTACGAACCCCTAATTCTTTATTCAAGATACTATCGAGTTTGTAATCAGGTTCTTCTTGTTCCCCTTGACGTACAAAGCGATATGTACACATTGCATCAATGACATAGAAACCAGCAGGGCAATATAGACTATGCCATTGTTCCGAAGGGTTCTTAGGTTTGACTTGACCTGAAGCGGTGACTTTCTTGGTAGAGCCTTTCTTATACTTACAAAACTGTAATGCGGCCGGAAGCTTAGGATCACTAAAGATCGTCTTTGGATCAACCCCGTATTTCTCAAGTGTTTCGATAATACGTGGAATGTCGAAGTCCATGTTCCAGATCGCTAGAAAGTCAGGTGACCACTTATGCGCTGTGCTAAAGACTTCCTTAATCAGCTCAACAGGTCCTTCTACAATCCGAAAGTCCATCTTAAACTGATACTTATCCATGTAAGGTTTCAGATACTTCTTAAGAAGAGTTTCCAGGCGCTCATGCGGTTCCGAATACCCTTTTACAAACGAAGTTTGAGCAATCGTCAGAATCGTATCTTCAAAGACTAAGGTTGCAAGAATCGGATCATTAGTACCATGGACAACATCTGTTTCAATGTCGAAGAAGCTAACGCGATAGGGTGTAACGGTATCTGGCCACTGCTGACGATACTCTTGCTTAATAATCGAGGTACTTGAGATGTCTGAGCCGTAAAGATAAGGTGACTCAGCCAGCTGACGTAGATTTGCATTAGACCATGCTTTATCTAGCGCTTTAGCGACTTTGATTCGAATCTCAGACTGTGTGCATTCATAACGATGCAGCTTATCAAAAGTCTCGTATTCTTTCTTTTGTTGGTGATTTTGATAGGGTTTCTTCGTGAGATAGAACGTTCTCTTATAATCCTTAATAAAGCGAACATTGGGTTTAATGTCGCCATTATCAAAATGAAGAATCTCTTTGACTAGATGGTAGTCTGGAATATCAGAAGAACGAGTCGGAATATGGACTGCAAATCGGCATTCTCGAGCCTTTATTTCAGGTGCTGCGTTTGCCATGAAGTCTTTCCTTGAAAGCAGTATAAGCGTTTAAAGCGAAATCGTATAGCGGACTAGGAGCGCTGTCACTTCATCTCCTGACGGGACACTTTTAACCATTAGGGCTTTTAAAATCATGGAATTTCAACTTAACCACCGAAGCGCTCCACCTATCTTTGCAACCGAATCAATTCGAACTCAGTTTGATGATATTGGTGCTCAGATCGAAGCTATCGTTACTAATATTGCGAAAGTTATTGAGAATAAGACAATAAAGAGTGCAAAGAGTCTTAAAGACCATGAACTCATTAAAAGTCTAGAGAAGGCAATCTTTGATCGCTTTAAACTTAAAGTTCATGTCGTTACGCATCTGGCCCCTGCAGCCATCATGCCTTTTTATTCAAATAAGAATCACATCTTTTTGAATGAAATCTTTAGAGGTCGCCCTAATCTTGCTGATCAAAATAAGCTTCTTAAACAGCTTGATCAAAAGAAAGGTTTCGTTAACTTAGAAAAGGCAACAGTTGGCGGGATCTTTAGTGAATATGACCATCCGCTTTATTTAAACTTTCATACGCTCATTGGAGAGTTTAAACTCAGTTCAGCCGAGATCGCCGCAGTGGTGTTGCATGAACTCGGCCACGCATTCTATGCGTGTTACTATAGTGATAGAACTGACAGAACTAATCAAGTTCTAGCAGGCGTTGTTCGTCACCTTCATGCAAATGAAACAGGCGATATCGAATACGTCTATCGAGAACTCTCAAAGGTTTCTTCTAAGATTCCAAAAGAAGAAATTGATAAAATGTTAAATGGTCCTCGGACTGTTGCTGGCGCCGCATTCTTCAAAGTTATCTCTGAAATTGTTCGTACTCAAACGACTGACGATACGTACAATGAAACAGCCTTTGAACAAAGAGCTGATAACTTCGCTTCTCGCTTTGGTTATGGAAAACCACTAATTCTTTCACTTGAGAAGCTTTCAGCTGGATCAGATGAGAAAAATATAGTCGCTCGGACGTTTGTACACCTTCTTAATGCTTCTTTGCTTTTGGTGTTGTGTTTCTTCTTAGGAATAACAGTCCTTGCAGCAAACGTATTGGGGATTATTATATTTGGTTTCTATACTCATCTCTTTTTCTTACTGTCAAGAGAAGATTACAGGGACTATACCTATGATGATCTTAAACTTCGATATCTTCGTGTTCGTCAAGATATGATTGATCAGCTTAAAGAAATCAAAGAAGATAAAGAAGTGGTTAAACAAATGCTAGATAGCATATACACTATCGATGAAGCAATTAAGTCAACAGCTGTTGTCAGAACACTTCCTTCAGTTATTTCAAACTTTATCTTTTCAGGCGCACGTCAGGTAGCTACCTCCATTAAAGAACAGCAACTCATGGAAGCTTTGGCTTCTAATGAACTCTTTGTCAAATCTGCAGAACTCAGTTTGAAAGCTTAATCTTTTTCAAGGATAAAACAAAATGTACGGTATTTCTTCCCTCTCTAAGCCCTCGATTGAATTTGTAGGTCGGGTTTCTTCATTCTCAACCAATCGCAGTAAGTGTTTTGTGATTGCAGCTGCTTACGTTGTCGCGCAGTCTTTACCTTTACCGGTTGAGAAGGTTGAAGATCTGACACAATACTATCGACTTCAGCATGAGCAGATGACGCTCGCTAAGCTTGATAAAATTAATGAACTGACACCCTTTGACGCAAAGGCAGCTAAAGAACTGGTGCTTGGTTTCTATCGTCTTCGTTATCGTGCGATGAACCCGCCTGAGATCCCGCTGGCGCTGCGTGAAGATCATGCTCTTGAAGACTTCTTCGGTTTAACGCAGTGTATCTCCGAAGAGACAATCTGTGACATCAAAGAAAATGCTGAAAAACTGACGCAGCTCATCAGTGGTCTTCAGCGTCTAATGTCTGATATGAAAGAACATCAAGATAAGCTGATCAATGCTGATCAACCGAAGGAAACCGATCACTATGTCGCTTAATGCCGAAGCCTTAGACGAATTGGATCAAGAAGCTTCTTTTATTAAAGAACCTGAAATTGACGATCAAATTAAAGATCGTGCAATTGTCAAGGTTGAACCGGCTGAAGATGATGAAGCCATGGTTAAATCCATGATCGTTCTTCAAGACTACGACACCGCCCTTCAAACAACTGAAGATGGTATTAGTCGACTTCATAGTCTCGATGAGATCACGGATACTGTGTTGTCATCTGAAACAATTAGTCAATCGACCGCAGAAGAACTCAATCGCGTCTTTGAATCTTTTTCAGAGGTCGTTGCACCGAGTAATGAGTTTACTCAAGTTCCAACAAAGACACATCTAAAAGCATCTCAAAACTTTGTTCAGTCGGAATATCAGAAAGAACAACAGGAAGTTCTGAATACTTTTATTCAGTTCATCAATACCGAAGCAAAAGAAGCACAACTCCTTTTGAACTGTATTGTAGATGAACGCTATCCTCAGACAGCAGAGCTTCTTGAACAACTGAATCACGAAGCCCTTCTTGATCTTCAGAGAGCAAGTCAGTCTCGTAACTTCCTACTCTACAATACCAGAAATGAACTGGTTGATTTTAGAGTTCGAATGATTCACAGTGGCTTAGACTATAGCGAGTTTGATAATATCCCGGAAGCTTTCCCTAAGAAAGCTATTATTAAAGGTTTATTTGACTCTTTTAATAGCGTTGAGTTCAGAGACCTTTATCGTTCTGCTCAGATCTTTGTCCATCGACAAAATGAAGAACTCCTAAAAGAATATCAGAAAGACAGCGATGCCTTTGTTTCTTTTGATTATCTGTCACTGCTTTCATGCTTTGCAGAGAATCGTCTTGGAACTTATCTTCAGGCCACAAATGAAGAGATGTTAGCTATCCAAGAAGACATTTATCCTAAGCTTGAGTTGATCCTGAGCGAAGGTACTATTGAAGAAAAACTCAGTCAGATTGAAGAACTCTTGCCACGGGTTAGAGCATATCTGCGTGGCTTGACAAAGTACTATCGACATCTTAATGCCGCGCGGTGGTTCTGTCATTATGCACAGGCTTATATGAACGCTTGCCGTAATGTTCTAGATCAAAAATACTAAGACTACATAGAGAGGAGGGCGTCTGCCCTCCTCTCTATGGTTTAACTTACAAGTTTAAATTCAACTGTAACTGCATCTTCCACAATCATGCTCTTATCAGCCTGAATAATGAGTTGCTTTTGGAGACAAAGTTTATTCTTCTCAGAAGCAACACGAACAAACTGATAATTACGATCTCCGCCCAGTCCTTGAATCTGGAAAGCAGAAACCGATTCACCATAAAGTTCACGAAGTTCTCCAAAGATCTCAGTCATATTGATCGTCTGCTGACCAATGTACGTATCAAGGAGCCTCACCGTTGAGTTCCTTAGCGTCTCACGAATCTCAGGGTCATTATAAATGGCATACTTCACATAAAGACTGATGGTAAAAGCTTGTTCGGCAAAGAGATAGTCTTCTCCACCATTTTCTGTATAGACCTGAATCACACCCAGCGTGGTCTTCGGATAGAAGAAGATACGGGTTTGTTCAAGAAGCCGTGTTTGAAGATCGGTGATATCATCGGTGATCCAGCTCACCAAAGTCTCTTCAATCTCTCGACGATACTGAATCGTTGCTGTATCGTTAGCAAAGAGATAACGACCATCGACTACAAGAAGGTCCATCTCTCGACCTGTAGACAGATTAACATCAAAGATAGGTTCTCCATTCTCATCGAGCATGACGTCACCTGCTTTATATTTAAAGACAGGATTGCCTTCTTCATCAAGAACAGGATCCCCTTGGCGATGTTTATAGAGATATTCCATCTCACCTTCAGTAGTAAACTTAAAGATACTGCCTGTAACGGGGTCAATATCAAAGACATCATGTTCATACAGTAATGGGACATCGACTTGATGGGTTCGATATAGACGATCAGTCTTATAAGAGCGCGACCTTCTCCAGAGATTACTTAATGCATCTCCAAAGTGAAGCGTCAATTCTTCTAGACTATTACCGACGCTACCATCAGACAACATAAACTTACCCACAATCTGATCCGTTTCATCAGCAATAAAGTTCTGTGTCACAGACGAAGTATGGTGAATCAGTTTAAAAGTGGTTTCAAGATCAATCCAGGCTTTATAGTCAGTAATACCTTGTACTGTGCTGTTGGTGATGCAAATTAAGTTATTTTGATCAAGGTCATGATTAGACTTAATCTCAAACTTATAAATGCGCTCACCTTCCTCATTAACAGATTCAATTTCTCCGTTAATGTAAGCGTAGGTTGTTTCACCCTTGGGATTAAAAGCCAGCTGAATTCCAACCTGGTTATTATCCATTTGACGATAATAGTTGCCAGAACGAGTGATGACTCTCAATACAAAACCAGAAGGTGTTTTTGTAAGCTCATATGTTGCGGTGTTGACAAAAAGTTGAAGTGTCTGGTTTTGTCGAATAAAGTTCAGATCCTTAGCATAGGGCTGGTCGAGTGCATACGCACGCACTTCAAACTCATCTCCGCTAGCATCGAGGACATAGTAAAATGGCGTATAGAAGTACTGAGACGTATTGATCTTACTTACCATCGCTGTCTGATTCATGGCGTTTAGCGCATCAATCTCAGCACGACCTACTAAACTTAGCTGACTATTTTGATTAAGCCAAATAGACTTAGAGTGAACGGTTAGACGCTCTAAATTATGGCTAACGTTATAATGGTCTTTAATATCTTCAAGTTTCGTCGTAAAAGTGACAATGCCGATGTTTGCAGGCGTAATCAGTTTTTCATTTGACGGTGTAGGAAGTTTACGTGTCCCTAAGAAAACACGGTTTGTTAAAACATCGACGTTTTTGACGATCTCAAAGCCGTTATTCTCGGCTTCAGCAGACAATTGAATATTGGTGATCGGTAGATTCTGAGGACCGACTGAGTTATAGATGACGCGTTCTCTTAGTGTTTCAAAGTCAAGCTGATTCTTTCCGCCTGTAACAGTATCAAAGCTATAGGCGTAAAAAGAAACCCCAGACATGGCTTCGGTATACTTGTTCAGGTCACGAACTTCATCAATCGCTTTAAGTGTCACTTCAAAAGCATCTTGACGATAGTTTTGAAGATTTAAAGAAATCGAACCCTTTGTTGTATAGACATCGACTCGGAGCTCACCGGACAAAACACCAGTGGTTAAATAGACAACTGGAATCTGAACGACCAAGCTACCATCTAAGACCTTAAAGACCACTGTAGGCTTAGAGACATCAAATACTTGGTCTGTATGGGTCGTAAGCACTTCAACCCACTGACCTAACGTATTTTCATTCTTATAAAAAGCACGCGCGTAATAGAACTGATCGATAAGAACAATCTCCTTACGGAAATTATACGTCTTATCGATGACAAAATAACTGGGTGTAATCTGAACCTGTTCGGCACTTAGATTAAAGAAGATCCAATCTTCTAAAGAAGCACCCCTTCGAACACTATAATCGATGATTGTATTCTTTAAGGTAAAGACAGGATTCTTGATAGAAGGATCATAGCTAATCTGAACAGCCCCATTCTCATAGCGACGAATTACAATTGGATACAGTAGTGTAAATGTGACACCATCGACAACAATGGTAGAATCTCTCGGAATAATTAACTTATACGCATTCTCAGCTGGATCAAAAACCATCTGACGCATCATGTCTTGAACTTGAAGTCCAAAGACAAACTGACCTGTAGCAGGCGAAGCAAATCGATTCAGATAGTCTTCGTCACTCATGTGAAGATAGATATCTTCTTCATTCATGGCGAGTGAAGGATATTGCTTTCTGAGAAGAACTTGGTTTTCTTGGATACAGTTAGCTGAGAGCACAGCAGCCATTTCCATAAGCATGACCATGGGGTTCGTGGCGTCCACGAGCATGGTTTTGCCATTTGTGATTTCTTGTACAGTTTCAATCTCTGCTTTAATAAGCATGGTTGGGTCATAGCGTGCCGAACCAAACTTATCTTTCAGGGTCGAGATAGCAGTGGGTTTATAGTTTGTCAAGTCCATGGATTAATCGCCTTCAAATTCTTCAGAGTTGGCTTCAGGGATTGCGTCTAGAATCTGTCCAGCCTTTTGTGTATAGGACTCGATTGGAACATACCACTCGAGCTTACTGGTTGAGGGTTCGATTCTTGGATAGCCGCGATGGTTAAATGCCTGAATCATGGGGGCTGGTACAGCAATCATATCGCTATCACGACGGTCATCAGCCATACTCGGATTAAAGATTGCAACAGTGTCATTAAACTCTTTAACAAGAATATCGTCAAAGTAGTTTACACCCATACACTTAAACCGCATCCCAATTTCTTTATTGGCTTCTGAGTAGGGTTTATCTCCTGGGATATCAAACGCATCGCCTATAGGAACCCCAACTGGAAATGCTGCATTACATGCCGTAATCTTTGTCACCTTCTCTTTCTTATAATCAAGAACGAGTCGATAGATCCGGGTATTATAGTCAATCTCGTTTTCTGTGATAAAGTCTAAGTAAGGAACCAGCTTTCCTTCAAAGACCATCGACATGTACAAAGCCCAGACATAGAAAAGATAAAGAACAGGATCACCTCGAGTATTCCTGAAGTTAACTGAAAGATCAAAGACTTCATTATTCAGTACTCGACCATCAACCATGGCGTAGGATTCATTATAAAGCCCTGGTTTTGAAGTAAAGGTTGGAACAGCAATACTGGGCCAGCCGCTCATCGAAGTCAGGTTATTCGTTAGGATCGGAATAAACGCCGACTGATTATCCACAATAGGGCAGTTGATCGGAGGAATAGACCCAGTATTATAAGAGATCCCAGTCATAAGACGAGGATCTAAAATACACCGAATATAAGTTTGGATACTAACTGGAACAGAAGTCAATAAAGAAGCCAGTTGCCGAACGTTCCGAATGTTATCCCTTTGCATATTAAGCTGAGGACGAACAAAGAATGTTAATCCAGGCATATCCTTATTAGAAGGAAGCATGCCTTGGATTTGACGGTGGTTTATTCCCTTGAGATTATTTAAGATGGCTCGATCTAGGGAACCGGTTGGCATTCCACTAAAGAGCTCATCCATTGACTTAGATGTAACGGCAGAAGACATGTGTTTTCCCTGAGAGCTAAATATGGTGACCAGGTGGGCGCGGCTCTTTAGGTGTCGTGATGTCCAGATTTGATAAGAATCTGGAACAGCGCACTACCGGCCATCGACTCTTTTTAATAAACGTAAATGAATGAGGCTTTTCAAACATGGACTTAGTGACGACGACCAACGCTACGCTCACCGCTGTGTCTAAGGCGCTGGACTACTTTAAGAATAATGTCGCTGGTCATTTTACAGACCAGTCATTGACTTCGATCACCAAGCTCACCCGAGCCGAACCCCTGACGATCATTTCACACGATTGCGCGAACCTGGAGTATCTTCCTGACCTTCTGAATAACGTTGCCAGCATCTACTCAGGCTACTTCTTGCAAGCAGTCTCGATGCTCACCACCATCAACGATATCGAAGTTGTTCGTATCTTGGATCGTCTGAATCCTGATCGTGATTCAACGGGTTTTCTTCTGGGTGGTCGTTATGCTAATGAGAATATTCAGAATCTGATCTCTGAAAACTATAAGTTCTCTTTGCCGACAAAGTCAGTTATGGCTGTAGAAGCACAAGACAACGCAGGTTACGACTCCACCAACGTCAAGACTATTTACGAAACCGCCAATCTTGCGGTGGGTAAGCTAATTAATGTTAGTATCTCAGTTCCTACTGACGATGGTAAGTCAAAAACGGTCAATGTCCCGGTCAGTGTTCGTTTGTCTCCTGCCTTGCTTAATGAAGAATCTCTTTCACACATCTTCACCCATCGCAAGATGGACGTTGGGATGGTAGAGCGTTACCATGCATGGCGAGCAGGTCGTATCTCATTTATTCGTGACATGATCTTCTGTCAAGATCTGATCAATGAATATCGTCGTGCTGCAATTAAGGACAAGACGGGTACACTGAATGAGATCGTGCGTCGCGTTAACAATAACCGCACCTACGGACTCTTGACCAAGAATCCCTCTCTGGCCACTGCAAGCAATATCTACATCCTGTCGAAGGATACTGCAGCCGCCATTGAAGCTAAAGTCGGCTATCGCTTTAAAGATCCTAAGGGTCGTGAGAAGATCCTTGAGAATACCTACGCCATGATCGTTGCTGTGGTCGATCCTGAATGGGAACAAGTCACGTTCTATTTTAACGGGATTGCGTATCCTTCGACTTTGAGTGTTCGCGCCATGAAGTCTGCTGGTAAGAATAAGGGTCCTGATGTAGGTGACATCATGCGTTCTTTGCTGGAAGGCAAGGCACCCTCGTTCTAATCTTAAAACCCATTAAAACCTATTCAGGAGCACTCAAATCGTGAGTATCTTTAACTTTGTTAAAAAGCTGCTTCCTCGTATCGACCGAATGACCGTCGCTGAAGATCTTCGGACAACTGAGAAGGAAGCGGATGGTATTGTTCTGCCTGCTTGGAATGCAGCCGCTGAGCACTTTAAGCTCAATAAGCCTGCTTCGAGTGAATTTGAAGAGATGAATGCGCTCTTCTACCGTAATTACGATTTGCGTAAAGCGAACAAAGCCCAGAACTTTGTTCAAGATATCGCCCGTCGTGTCTCGGTGCTTCATGAGAACATTGTTCATCTTCAATCTGTCCTCGATAAACATCTTGAAAAAGACATCATCACTGAAGGTCTCACTGCAAAGAACGCGTTTATCCTGCGCAGTGCAAGTAACCTCTCACTAACAACCCGTTATCTGCTTGCACTTTTGAACTATCTCTACACTGTGGAAGCCAAGCATCACGACATCGGTCTAGAGCCTTCTCTGGAAATCTCTAAAGCTGAACTGAAGTATGTCGATCAAAACTTTGTTCGCTTTGTAAAGCTCTTTAGTGAGTACACGATGCCGACCAAGGACTTTAAGCTTCTTATTGGCGAAGTGCCTGAAGTCTTCTTAGCTGAACAAAATAATCAAGCCGCTTCTGGGTTCTTTAAGAGCAATGAGCTTGATCCGTTTGAGCGTTATGGGATCTCGGGTTTTGTCGGTAATCCGATTTATCGTATTCGTCTTGTCGTGGCTAAGTGGCAAAATGACCGCTATGAGTCCGCTAAGGCTAAAAAGCAACAGCTTGAACTGCGTCTGCTATATCTTCAGATGCAAAAAGACAATACGACCGATGCGAGTGTGGTTAAGGAGATCGAACGTCTTCAGACCCGTATTGAAAACTATGACCGTTATCTTCGTGAAGTGGAAGAGAATATCAGCGAGGATAAATAATGAGCCGAATCTATGTTCTGCAGTCAGGCTTTGTTACGACACAGCCTCATGCACTCATTAAGTCCACAGAACCGGATCTGACGTTTCGAGACAGTCTTTATGTACTAGACTATCGAGTCAAAGATACCGATAACTACTACGATGAAGAAATTGAGAAACTCTTTCACTCATTCAGGAAAGACAATAGTCTGATAAATCGATTTGAGTTTCGAGAACAGATCATCAAAGCAACCTATCGGGTCTTCTCTTCAACCTCGATCGTTCCTTGGCTCAAACTTCAACTGATGCAGCGTACAGTAGGATACCTTCATCGTAAGTATCTCCAAGAAGCGCTGTGTTCAGTATTGAATAAGAAACCTAAGACAATTGAGAACTATCAGTATTATCGTCTACTGCATGCCGGTGAAACTTCACGTACTTATCCGCATGATGAACATGATGCTGATGAACTTCTTAACGAATACATTCAAGAAGGGAGCTCTGTTCTTATTTCTGACCTTCTGAGTCAGTGGACAAAAGACATCAACGGGTTCTGTGATCTACTTGAGACTTTGCACACCATTTTTGGTCGTCGTCAAGGGATCGCTTCTGTCTCTGTTAAGAAGTCTTAAGTCATGTATCATACTCAACCTCATAGCCTCTTTATTACAGAGAGCTTAGATTCTTTTGACGAGTCGTTGAGTCTGACGCAGCATCTTCAAAACACCGAAGATGCTCAGCGTCTAGGAGAATACGATCTTCTTCATGAGAAAGTCAAAGAGAAGATTGAAAAGGAAAAAGAAGTTGATCTGACTGAAGAATTGAAAGAAGATTCAGAAGAACCCTCTGAACCGGAAGAAGATGATCAGTCATCTGACGAAGTCAAGTTGGATGAAGAGGTGATTGAGACACCCGCACTAGAAAGTGTTGATCTTATCACGACAGTACATGGTCGAGTTTCTCACCATAGTCAAGTATTGCGTGACGAATATTATACACAATTAGCCACAGAGTCCTTTAAAGACGCTGTCGTTGATAAAGTCTCTTCAGGTGTAGGGTATGTTGCTTCCTTTGCACTTAACCTCTCTAAGACGCTTTTAGAGCTTGGTGTGCACTATACAAAAGAAGCAGGCTTACGTTTTAGTGCGGGTGTCGCTTATCTTTTTATTCGTGCTGTGAAAAGCTTGATGAAAGGAACGCTCTCTGCAACTGATGCGGTTAAACGTAATAGTCGATCTTTTTCTAAGTTTAAAGAAGAGATCAGTACTTTACGTGAAACTATCAAGACTCTAAAAGAATCAGAACTGACTCAGCCTGAAAAGAAATATACGGATCAGAAAGTCATTTCTTGGTTAACCTATGGTAATAAGACCAGTCCTGTCGGTAGTGCTATGGTGATGTCTTCTTTTATGAAGACTATCATTGAACATGTGAACCATGGCATCGATCAAGACTTGAATATCGTTCGTAAGTTTATTGAGCTAAGTCGTTCAGGGGTTAAGGTTAACCCTATTAAACTTCTAGGCGTTTCTCCTTTTAGACAGCGTTTCTTAAAGAAAAGTGTCAAAGGCTATATTAAGGATCCTGATCTAGTTGACAGTTATGTCTATGAACAGAGTTTACCGGATCGCGTCTTATTCATTGGTCTGTTACCGAAATCAACATTGACGGAATTACCCGAGATTACAAAGGCTTATCAAGAAAGTTCTTTATTCTTAGGCGTAGATCCAATAGACCATATAACTGAACGTAGCGTAGATTATATGGCCATCGAGGAAATCGAACAATTCCTAGATGTACTGGAGAAGCTTTGCGATCAGTCTTTAGAACATGTGTCGACCTATACACGTCTTCTAAAAGAAAACGAAAAGCTTAAACTGGGATACCGTTACTACTATCAAGGATTAATTGAATCTGATGAGAAGAAATCCCTTCATCAGTCCTTGGCGGAGTTTGTGTATTTGAAGCAAGCTTTTGTGAATAAGGTCTATCTTCCTGCTGCGATTGACGTTCATGACTATGTGGCGTCATATCTCGTACGTGCACTTCGCTTTACAAAAGAGAACGTGAAAGCTTTCTCAGTTCAAGATTAGCCATTGACTCAAGGCTGACACAGACTTTAAATAAGTCTGTGAGGGTTTACTGTAACTCCCTGCAGAGTAAACTCTTGAGTCTCCAAACGTTTGGATCAATCCTTTTTCGAAAAAGTAAGGAGCAACATATGCGTTTCGCAAACAATGGCCTCGTGGCCGCCATGGAAGAAGTCGATAACACCCCGTCGATCAATGAAAACGAAGCAGCTGAAGTTGCTGCGACCGTTGCTGATGAGTCGAGCGAAGTTCAAGCTGAAGGCGATGAGATCGGCGTGACCGTTGCTCAGGTCGAAGACGCTGTCCAAGCCGGTGAAGAACTGGAAGACATCGCCGAAGTCGCTTCTGAAACCGTGGAAGAAGGTGAAGGCCTGGACGAGTCGGCTGCCGAAATGGCTTCGATCGCCATCGAGTCGATCCGTAACCGCCTGGGTATCCGTGCTCAGACCCGTCTGGTTCCGGCTACCGAGTCCTTCGGTAACACCAACACCCGTGTTGTTTCCACCAAGCTGGTCGTGGAAGAGATCGGTGAAACCCTGAAGCGTATCTGGGCCGCGATCAAGGCTGCCGCGCTGCGTCTGCGTGACAAGCTGGTTCAGTTCCTGGCCAAGCTCTTCAACGCCAACGCGATGCTGGTCAAGCATATCGAAGGTCTGAAGGAACGCGTCCGTAAGCTGCCCGCTGGTCAGGTGCCGAAGGAAGACGTGATCAAGAGCGGTAGCGTGACCTCCGCGATCACTGTCGACGGTAAGGCGGATGCCAAGACCTTCGGTGAGATCGTTACCGCTTCGCGTAAGCTGCTGTCCGTGAGCGCAGTTGTTTCGATTGAAGCTCAAAAGACTGCATCTGGCGCTCAATCTCTGGCAAGTGGTCTGGCTCAGGGCGGAACGTACGAGAAGATCGCTAAGTCGCTGGAAGGCACTGCTGCTCGCGTTCAAGGTCAAATGAGCACGCTGCCGAAGGGTAATTTCTCGGCTGAAGAAGTCAAGGGCTTTGACAAGAAGGATGCCAAGGTCGAAGTCTTTGGTCCGTTTGCTGGCCGTAGCGCAATCGTTCTCGAAGTGTCTGAGAAGGATGGTCTGGAAAGCTTCTCGGTTTCGGTGAAGGGCGGTGTCGGTAAGGCGGCTGAAGGCGCTGCTGCGCTGAAGCAGTCGGAAATGACCGATGTCCTGAACCAAGCTCTGGATCTGGCCAAGGAAATTGAAAAGGCCAAGAAGACCCAAGACACCGTAAAGGCTTCGGCTGAAGCGATGGCTAAGGCCGCCGAAGGCGTGATCTCAAACGTGGATCGTGCCCTGGGTAAGGAAAGCGAAGAAAACGCTGAAGCCAAGAAGGGTCTGGCTGCTCTTAAGGCCATGGTGTCGGCTTCGATGCGTGCTACCGAAGGCATGACTGCTCGCGTTCCGTCGCTGGCTTTCAGTGCTGCTAAGGCTGGTGCTGACTACGTCTCCGCTTCGCTGCGTAACATGGGTGAAGCCAAGAAGGCTTAATTAGCCTTTAGTGTAATCACACTGTAGATGACAGGACTAGGAGCAAAAGCTCCTAGTCCTGTGTTGCCTGTTTATAAAAAATAATAGCCATATATATCTAACTTGACCGATGCTACCAATAGCATCTTTTAACTCAGTGACATTGTAAAGGAGAAAATCATGTCAATCTTGTTGAATAATAAACTGCGGACTATCTTGACTTCTATCAATCCTGAAACCGTCAGTCTTGAAAATAAACAAGACGATCTTAACGCCAACGGGTTTACAATCTTTGCCGGTCAAGTCAATCCCAAAATCTATTTGGGTCCTTCTACTCAAGCAGAAGACAGTTCTGAAGCTTCGTCGGAATATGTTTCAAATGAAGCTAAAGCGCTTTCCAAGATTATCAAGGGTGATATTGTTAGTGATGTAGAAGCACCTGACTTTTTTAAAGGTGTTGATAGCCTGATGAAGAAAGTCGACGAAGTTGTCGGTGATCCCAACACCCCTGACACCCCGATGGCTGAAGCATTCCGGAACGCTAACAAAAATCGCAATCGTAACCGTAATCGCGGTCATGGTCGTGGACATCACGACTAATCAATACTGGAAGGACCTTCGGGTCCTTTCTTTTTTGTCAAGGAGACAGACATGGCAGACGTAATTGGACCTTCTTCCTATAAGCCAGGACAGACGATAGCTTGGAAACCTGACGGTCGAGAATGTGATGATTGTGATCAAGCTGCAAAGTACGCAGTTGTAGGTGAGACTGATAGTTTTGGTAGTGAGATTAGTCATCTGTGTCAAGACTGCTATATTCAGCTTCAAAGTCATCTCACTGAGCAGAGAAAAGAAAGTCGTCCTTGTCAGATCTGTGGCGACATTAAAGATGACGTTATTCCGTTTAGAGATCCAGAAGAAGGCTTAAGTGGTCCTGTCTATCAGACCTGCCCCCAGTGTCGTCAGAGGCTGACAGAGGCCTTCTGTGACGATGGAACACTTGATGATGACAGAGACTTTGATCGTGATGATGATTATGTTCTAGGAGAAGATGAAGATCCTGATAATGGACATGACATCAACGATGATGATGATGATGATGAGTATGAACTTCCAGTAGAACCCATCCCTGATCGGGAATAAAGTTCTTCAAAGAGACTGGTCTTCGCAGACCAGTCTTTCTTTTTTGTTCTAAACTGAAAGATGGATTGACTAGACTATTGAGAATAAGAGTATGTCTCCTGAAGAAATTGTTGAAAATGTTTTAAAAGCCTTCAGTCAAACCGTCATTATCGCCGGAAGCCTTGATAACGGGATTCCGGAGAATGCACTCTTTAAACATATTCAAGTGTTATTAAAAGGGATGCCTTCTGAGCATGTACTCTGGGAGAGTTCAGTAAAGGTTCGATTTAATCTTCAACGAGAGCTTGACTTTAAACTAGGTCACATTGCTGTTTTTGTTAACGCTGTTCCTAGATTCTTCGGACATTGGGAAAGCTCAATCATTATTGATAAACGATCTTTATCTGTCGCAGCGCTTGCAGCAGTCTTAGATCGTTTGCCACCTTTCTTTAATCAGTGGGAACTTTCTGATGAAACCGGGTGGACAGTGGCTCACGTTTATGCAACTTATCGAGACATGCCCATTGGTTTCTTAGGCTGGGAAATGAAGAATAAGAAAGGCGTCAGTGTTCGAGATGTTCAAGAATATCGTAATAACCCAGAAAGGCCTAAGCTCGGATAAATAATGGAACAGATCGCTATAGCTTTAACAGGGGTTGTTGCAATTTGGCTTAGTCAAGACCATCGTGACAACTATCGAAAGTGGGCTTCTGTCTTTGGTTTAATTGGTCAACCCTTTTGGTTCTATTCGGCCTATAGTGCTGAACAGTGGGGAATCTTTGCATTGTGTTTCTTCTATACAGGTAGAAATAAAACCCCATCCTTTAGGGCGGGGATTCATATAAAAACTAAAGGGTTTGTCAACTTAGACTAAGGTACTCAATGAGCTAAAAAACCGCTCATACTGCGTTTAAAGCAGCTTCAACGCCATATATTTTAACTGAATCCCACCCCTTATGCTAAAAGGAGTCAGCATGCCAAAACCCGCTAAGCTCCTGAAGAAGGGGTTTAAGTTTCCGATCTATCCGACTACTGAGCAAAAACAACTCATCGAGCGCACTTTCGGCTGTTGTCGTTATGTCTATAACCGCGCTTTGGCCGAGTCTAAAGAAGACTATAAGACTTATGCTGAGTTGTTAGAAAAACGACTCATGGATAAACAAGCACGACCCGATGTTTCAAGCTATGGGTTGGTTAATAAGTTGCCACGCTTTAAACGCGATCCAGATAGCACTTGGCTAAGTGATGTTTCAGCTGTCGCGCTCCAGCAGAGCCTGCTTCATCTTGGTGCCGCCTATGCACGCTTTTTCAGAACCAAGCAAGGTTTCCCCAGGTTTAAGTGCAAGCAAGGTCGACAAAGCTTCTCACTGACAAAAGCTGCCTTTAATCTTCAAGAAAGTGGTCTTTGTATTGCTAAATGCATTACACCCATTAAGGTTGTGTATAGCCGACCTCTCCCGTCAACACCGTCGAGTTTGACAATTAGTCGTACACCTTCAGGTAAGTACTATGTCTCTTTCATTTGTGAGTACCAACCAACACCAACCTCTGGCACACAGGTTACTGGGATCGATGTCGGCCTTAGTCATCTCTTAGTGCTTTCCAACGGCACCAAAGTCGATAACCCTCGGCACTATGTAAAAGCACAACAGCGTCTCAAGCGTGCCCAGCAAGCCCTCTCTCGTAAACAAAAAGGATCCCGTAATCGCCATAAACAGCGCCTCAGGGTAGCCAAACTTCACGAACATGTCGCTAACTGCCGACGTGATCATCACCATCAGCTCTCTCGAAAGCTCGTCAACGAAAACCAAGTGATCGGCATCGAGGGACTTCAGGTGAAAAACATGATCAAGAATCGTCGACTCTCAAAGCACATCACAGATGCAGGTTGGAGAAGCTTCCGAAGCATGCTGGAGTATAAAACAGTCGAAAGCCAGCACACCACACTTGTCGTGATGGACACCTTCTTCCCGAGCAGTCATCTCTGTGCAGCCACAGGCCAAAAGCTTGATCGTAAGCTTCTACTTAGCGAGCGTAGCTGGGATTGTCCACACTGCGGCCAGCTTCATGATCGTGATGTGAATGCAGCTCAAGTTATCGCAACTGAAGCACTTTTTGCAGTGAGTCAATACCCTATCGATGTTGTGCGTGGAAAGATCCTGCTGGCTAATGCACGATCTGCTTAGGGAGAAGGATTTGTCAATAATCAACACCGCGATGACACGCGGTGTCAGCCCATGGAGCGCTCTTGTGCAGTCAGACATCGCGATGAAGTGGGAAGGGGACTCCGTGAGGACCCTAGGAATCCCTGTCCTTTAGGGCAGGGAGGATGTCAAAAGTCCGAGACAGCCAGCTATCGTAACTGCCAACTCCTACAGAAGGGTGACGGCTATCAGTACTACCAACGACCTGCTTCCGAGCACAGTACAGCCCGACCTACCCCTCTTTAACCCGATAGCCTACAAGTCGTGAGAACAGACGCTATCTCTCTCCGCCCTAAAGGACGGAGTCTCTCGCGCAGA